TCACGGCGAAAACAGGGGTTCGAGTCCCCTTGGGAGCGCCACTGCGCCTAAATTCTCCTTTGTTTTCAAAGACTCGGCTCCGGTGGGACCTTTACCCTCTCCCCCGGTGGGACCCGGCTCGTCGCGCGCGAGGAGTGCCATGGCCCGGTCGGCGAGGCCCGCCCGCTGCGCCGCGCGCGTGTAGCGCTGCACCTCCTCGATGGTCTGGTGGCCGGTCACGGCCATGATCTCGTGCGGTGTCGCGCCCTGCTCCGCGAGCCGGGCCGCTGTGGCCTTGCGCAGGCCGTGGGCCGAGCAATGCGGTAGGCCGGCCTCGTCGCACCACGCCCGGAAGCGGTTGCCGAATCCGGCGACCGTGAAGGGCTTGCCGTACTCCGTCATCAGGAAGGTAAGCTGCCCGGCCGGCACGCCCGCGATCGCGTCGGCGAGGTCCGGGAACAGCGGGATGTCCACCTCGACCGGCTTGCGGTGCTCGTTCTTCGCCTGGACGTAGCGCAGGCGCCCTCCCCTCACGTGCTGGCGGCCCAGCCGCGTCGCGTCCTCGCGGCGGCATGCGGTGTAGAGCAGGATCGCGAGCGCGAGGCGGGCCTTTGACCCGACCGGGTGCCGGGCCTCGAATTGCTCGACCTCGTCGAGGGTCCAGCTGTGGAAGCCCTTCGACACGTAGGCGGCCCGCTTCACGTCGCGAGTCGGATCGGCCTCAACCAGATCCTCTTCCATCGCCCACCGGAAAAGCGCGCGCAGCGCCTTCAGCATCGTGTTCGCGGCCGCCGGCGTCTCGGCCTTGGCGTCGCGCAGGCGCCGGACGTGCCGGGCCTGCATCATCGTGATCGGGTGCTCGCCCTTGTCGGCCGCAATCTCCTTCAGCGCGCGCGCCTGCCATCCGCGAGTCGAGGCGTCGAGCTTCTTGTAGGCGGTGCTGGCGAGGTAGGCCTGCATCACGGCCGCGAAGGATCCGGGCTTCACACGCGCGGGCGCGGCCTCGACCGGCTTCGCGGACAGCGCCGCCTCATAGGCGCGCTGGAAAGCTGGCGAGCCCGGGCGGTCCGGGAGGCGGACCTTCTTTACCGGGCAACCCGGGAGGCGGCGCCGGAAGTAGTACCGGACGTTCCCGTGACGGTCGGTGTCGGCGATGACATAGGGCAGGTCGATTCGGACCACGGCGCTCAGTCCCACGGGTTCTGCTCCGCATCATCGCCGCCAAGGGCGTCCCACGCCAAGTCCAGGCGGCGGATGTCCCAGATCACGCACCCATCGATCCGCTTCGCCTTCGGCATCCGGCCGTCGCGCACCATCTCGTCGAACTTCGACGGGCTGACCCCGACGTACAGGGCCGCCTCCTCGCGCCGCAGCCCTCGCCGGGGCGAGACCGCGATGCGCGGCGCGGGCAGCACGGCGGTGTCTGCGGTGGGCCGGCGCGGCATTCGTCACCCCTTCCGCCAGACCACCGGCTGTGCCCCATCCGGCACGCGGTGACGCCCGCGCGCCATCGGGTGGACGGGGCTGCCGTCCGCCGAGCGCGCGAAGCACATCAGGTCCGGCCAGGGCGCATCGCCGGTCTGCACCTGCTCGCAGACGTGCTCGACGTAATCGGGATCCCACGTGCCAGCGCCCCAGCAGGCCACCACGAGCGCCGCGGCCTTCACCTCCCGGACGACGTGGCTCTCGTTCGCCCAGAGCTGGTCACGGGCGTAGTAGTCCGGCCCGTTCTCCTGCCAGCGCGACCACGCCCGGCAGTCGGCTGGGCAGGACGAGCGGAAGGGATAGAGGTTCACGGCCGTGAAGCCACCGAAGCCCCAGGCCCGGGCGAAGTGGATCCACCGCCGCACCGTCGGATCGTCGATGCGGTGGCCGGCGGTGCTCGGGTTCAGGCCGATGAAGCACACGTGCCCGCCCTCACCCCACGTGCGGGTGAGCGTGTAGCGGTAGGTGCCGCAGCGCGAGAGCGTGGCGGAGCGCTTGATGGTGTCGGCGAAGGCGACGCCGAACAGGTCGCGGGCCTGGAGGTCAGTGCGCATTCGCCGCCTCACGCTCGATGACGAAGGTCAGCTCGGGCACGTCGGACAGCACGAGGAATCGGGCGTCTGGCCGGTAGTAGGCCTTCCCCTTGATGAAGCCGACGAGCTCGCCCCGGTCCCCCGTTGGCGGGAAGTCGAACCAGTCGACGTTCAGGAACGCGATCGGATGGCCGCCGCCGAAGCAGTAGCCGTGCGTCAGCCGCTCCGGCAGCTGGTAGACGTGCAGGCGCCGGCGCTCGGCGAACATGAGGTCGAGATCAGCCGACATGGTCCACCTCGTCTGGAGCGGTGCCGACCTCAAGCGCGATCGGCGGCGGGATGTAGCCCAAGATGCGCACCACGACGGGCGCCCCGGCGTTGAGGCGGGCCAGTTCCTCAGGCGTCGGCTCCCAGGCCGTAACCATGCAGTTCACGCGCTCCGCGCGGCCTGCGTTGGCGAGATCCACCGGCTCATCGCGGATCGGGAGGCCGCTGTACCCCTGGGCCTTGCCGCAGATGCGGTTCGCCCCTTCGATCATCTTCGCGATCACTGCCGGCCTCCGGTGGTCGCGGCCGTCGCCAGCGCATCCATCCCGACGCTCATCGCCTCGCGTCCGAAGGCGTCCAGTTCCGCTGCGATGAGATCCATGCGCCGGAGGTCGGCCGCCGTGGGCTCGGCGTCGGGGTCCAGGGTGGACATGATCGACGAGAACAGGTGCTGGGCTCCTGCCATGAAGGCCCAGCGCATATCGCGCACCTGAGCCTCGCCAGCGTCCGGCGGCACCCACATCGCACGGAGCGACGCCCAGCCGGCCTCGATCAGCTTGCCCTCATTCGCGAGACGGCGCGTGATCTCCTCAACGGCGCGCTCCTGCGGAGTCTTCGCCGCTTCGCGGCGCTTCTGCTCGCCCATCACCTTGACCCTCCCCCAATCCCCACCGCCGCCTCGATCGCCTGCGCCCGGATCCGCCGCCAGAGGCGTACGGCGGGCGGCGAGCGGTGGTCGCCCAGCCGCTTGCAGGCTTTCCGGTAGGCGCGGCGCCGGATCGCCGGCAGCGCGGCGAAGTGCGTCCGGCACATCCACTCGGACCGGCCGGCGGGCTCGATCTGCTCGGCGCGAATCATCTCCCGGCAGCGCGGGACGCAGCAGGCGATGCGGATCATGCGCCAGCCCTCCGAGCCGCGACGCCCGCGTTCAGCAGCGCGACGAGCTCGCGCGCCTGATGGTCGGTCGCCGCCATGAACACCGGTTCATCGCCCCGGTAGACGTTGCGCGGTACGCGGCGGCCGGTGCGGAACTCGTCCGGTGGGGAAGGGGGCGCCGCGTCGGATCCGGGGCTCGGCGGCGGCGCCGCGGGCTCACCGTGCTCCTCCAGCAGCTGGGGCGGCGGCGTCAGCGAGGGGAGCCGGAGAGCGGCACGGGCCGCGCGGCACGCCTCGTGAAGTGTCTGGTGGATGCCGTGTTCTTTATCCCCAATCGTGAGGCCCCACCAGATCGTGTCCCCGGTGGTATTGCAGGACCAGCGGGTGATCTTGGCGGCGTCGCGGCCCCGGACGACTAGTAGAAGCGTTAGGCCGTCGTCGGACATCGTCCAGTCAACCATGACGCACCTCCGCCTTGTCGGCCGCCCGCTGAAGGTCTGTTGCCAGCTCACGCGCCTCGGCCGGGCTAAGCGCCGCCCAGGCGTCCGCCGAGATCGAGCCGAAGTTGCGCATCACTCCGAGTTCGAGCGTGACCTCGCCGTTGTGCGTACCGACCTGGATGGCGCTGCCGAGTTCCGGCTCGTCGCCCCGGCGGTCGTGGTAGCTCCGTTCAGCCACGGCCTGCCTCCTCGCGGTAAGCCTGGATGAACATGTCGAGCCAACGCCGCGGCATGAATTGCCCGAACTGGCGATTTGCCTTCTCGGCCGCACGGAAGGCGGCCGCCGGATCGAGCGGTCGGACGAGCTTGGTTTCCTCGGCGGCGCGGATCTCCCGATCGCGCACCCGCGGCAGCTCGCCGGCCGGCGTCCGCTTCATCCACGGCTGGAAGGCGGCAAGCTCGTCGAGGCCGGGCCACGTGCCGTTGAAGGTGATCGCCCGGTCATCGAGCGTCACGAACGCCGACGGCTTGGACACCGGCCACTCGATCAGGTCGAGGACGTGTTGTGCCTCACGGTGGTCGTCGATCACCGCCATGACGTGCATCGTCAGCCAGCCACGCATGGCGTCGATGCCGCCGGGCTCGGCCGAGCGCGACGAGTAGACCGCGACGCGGAACCGCTCGACGGCTGCGTGCAGGAACTCGACGGCGCCGGTCACGGGCGGGTCGGGGATGATCGCGGCGCCCTGCCACCCGGATCTGTATGAGTGCAGGACCCCGTCGAAATCGAGCGCAAGGATGGGTTTGCGGGACATCGCCCTCACTCCACGGCGGTCAGGGTTGGGTCGGGGGTGGTCGCCTCGGTCGGCCGGACGCCGCGCTCGGCCAAGGCCTCGAGGTCGGGGATCATCTCGGCGCGGACCTCGGCGCGGCGGTATTCCCAGCCCGGCAGCAGCTCGTGCCGGTAGAGGCCGTTCACGCGGGAGAGGCCGGGGAGCCCGTCCCAAGTCTCGATCCACACGCCGCGCCGCGGGCGGCTGTAGTCGACGTGCATGACGTTGCGGGCGCCGAGCTTGGTGTGATCCGCGATGACGGCGCGCAGCGCGCGGGCGGCGGCCGCGGCGGCGGCGCGTTCCTGCATGGTCGGCGGCGGGAGGGGCTTCGGGGCGCGCGCCATCGCGTCACTCCGCGGCGAACAGAGGCATGTCGGCCGCAGGCCGGGCCCGGCGCTCGCGTAGCGCGTCCTCCCGGTAGTTCGCGGCGACCAAGATCTCGGCCATGCCGGGGCAGACCGAATTCCCGCACATGCGGCCCTGCTGTTCGAGCGTTAGGGGGATGATCGTCCCGTCCTCCAGCTCGCCGCGATCGATCGTGTAGTTCGGCCGGAAACCCTGGGCGTTGAACCGCTCGCGCGGGGTCAGCATCCGCATGCCGATGTCGACGATGGCATAGGGCTCGCCCTGGATCGTCACCGTCACGACGCCGTGCCGGGGCTTCGCGGTGATCGTGTGCAGCGGGTCGGTGACCGGCTGTGATGGCAGGCCCTCCCCGTAATACTTCGCCAGGAAGGCGTAGACCGCGGCGGCGTGGTTCCCGCCTCCGGTGGCGGTCGGCGCGGGTGCGTCGATCGGCGCATCCCGCCGGTCCGAGCCGCGCAGGTTGAGCATATGGGCGGCGACGACGCCCTGCTGGCAGCCCTTCTCCGTGATGGTCGAGACGGGCTCCTCGGCCGACTTCGCCGGCTGGCCCGGGTGCGACCCGGCGGTGTGCTGCGCGACGAAGGCGGCTACGACGGTCTGCTGTCCGCCCGAGGCGGTGACCGTCCGGACCGGCTCCCGGACGTCCGAGCCCGGCTTGATCCCCTCGCCCCGCTCGCTGTTGTGCTGCGCCAGGAAGGCGGCGACGACCGCGGCCTTGCCGGCACCGCCGGCCGTGATCGTGCCGACCGGCTCATCCGCGGCCGAGCCGATCGACTGACCGAACTGCCGGGACAGGTGGACCGCCGCAAGGCTCCCCTCGTTCCCGGTAGGCACGATGACCGGCGCCGGCTCGTCCAGGGCGCGGGTCCGCGGCTCCTGGCCGGGGCGCTCGCCGTAGCGGGGGACGAGGAAGGGCGTCACCAAGTGCCCGGGGACGTTGTCGCCCGCGGTGATCGTCGCGGTCGGCTCCTCGACGCCGCGGACACGCGGCTCGTGGCCCGCTTTCTCCTGAAAGCGCGGCGCCAGGAACGGCGCGACCACCGCGATCCCGCCCGCCGTCGCGATCGTGCTGACGGGCTCCTCCGCGCCGTGAACGCCCTTGCGCGCCGGGTCGCCGGAGGTCTGGTCGACGCGGATCAGATGCGGGGCAACGATCCCGAGCGGCGCCGCGCCGACCCCGCGGGTTTCGCTCGCGTGCGCCGTTACCGTCGCCAGCGGCTGCTCTATCGGGTGCCCGGTGGCGCCGCGGTTGAACTTGGTCACGAAGGGCGCGACGACCGTGTTGTGGTCCTTCGGGCTGGCCGTGATCGTATGCAGCGGCGCCTCGATATCCCGGCTCGCGCCGCCCTGCTGAGCGTAGCTGACGAAGGGCGTGACCAAGGCTTCGCCACGGCCGCCGGTGAAGGTCGGGGCCGGCTCCTCGGCGCTATGCGCGCGACCGCCCGTGCCGCCCCCGTGGTTGACCTGCACGAGGAAGGGCTTCGCCGCGTTGACGACGTAGCGCATCGTCCCCTTGGCGATCCGGGCCATCGTGGCGTCCGCGAGCGGCCGGTTGGCGCGGATCCCGTGCTTCACCTTGATCTCGGCCGAGGTCTCGAAGATCGATGGGCAGGGCAGCGACCAGTCGATGATCTCGGCCGCCGTGCGCCAGGGCTTCAGCCGCCCGGACCGGACCGCCTCGGACTTCGGGTCGCCGTGGGTCGGCTCCGGCCAGACGATCGGGCGGCCGTCCCGCCGCGCGATCCAGTAGAGGCGCTTGCGGATCGTGGGCACGCCGAAGTCGCAGGCGCGCAGCTCGCGGTGCTCGACCTTGTAGCCGAGCGCCTCCCAGGCGCCGACGTACTGCCGGAACGTGGCGCCGCGCTGTAGCGGGCAGGGGCGGCCGTCCTCAAGGAGCGGTCCCCAATCCGCGAACTCCTCGACGTTCTCCAGGAAGACCACTTTGGGCCGCTGCCAGCGCGGCAGGCGCTTGACCCAGCCGAGGACGGTCCAGGCGAGCCCGCGGATGTGCTTCTCGCGCGGCTTGCCGCCCTTGGCCTTGGAGTGGTGCTTGCAGTCGGGGCTCATCCAGAGCATCCCGATCGGGCGATCGCCGCACATCGCGCGAGCGTCGACCGTGACGACGTCCTCCTCGATGTGGTGCGTGTCCGGATGGTTGATCCGGTGCATCGCGAGCGCGATCGCGTCGTGATTCACTGCGATATCGGGATCCCGACCGAGCGCGGCCCGGATGCCCTCGGAAGCGCCGCCGCCGCCCGCGAAGGAGTCGATCACGAGAGGCCGCATCACTCCCCCCTCCCGGCCGCATCGGCGTTCTGATGCTGCGCAAGCAGGGCGTTCAGCAGGGCGAGCACCACAGCCGACGGGCCGTCCTCGTGCTCGCCCTTGCCCAGGACAGTGTCCGTCCCGAGCAGGAGCCGGCAAGAATACGGCAGCTCCATCTCCGCGAGCCGGTGGTAGAGGAAGTTCACGCCGGGCAGCATGCGCTCGACGAGTCCGAAAGCAGCGTCGAGCGGCCCGGTGGCCCAGCGCAGTTGCCATGCCGGCCATTCCGACCAGACATCATCTTGGCCGGTGAACGGCTTCCGGCCGACGCACACGTAGATTTGGTGGGAGATGCGCGCTCTGGTGACGAAGGCGCCGTCCGGAGCGATGAACATAGCAGTCAGGTGCGCGCAAGTAATTGGTTCCAACTCGGACCGGGGATGAACAAGTTCGATCAGCGCGTGCAGCAAGGCGGGACTAGGCAGCGGGTTCATGCCGCCCTCCCGGCCGCGAGCGCGTCGAGGTTCTGGATCGCGTGCCAGCGGATCAGCACGCCCTCGAATTCGTCGATGCCGGGATGCTCAGCGCGCCAGAACCCGGCCATGTCTTCGATCGACTGGAAGCCGTCCGCCCTGGCGAAGGTCTCCATGCTGTCGGGGTGCAGGAGCTTGCCGCCGACCTCGAACAGCTCTGCGGCGCCGTGCGCCGAGAAACACAGGCGCACCGGCTCGACGGCGGCGCACGTGACTCGCGCCAGCAGGCGGCAGTGTCGCGTCCGCATGCCGGTATAGAGCTGGATCGGCTCGCCGGGCCGGGCATGGCGCGAGCGGCCGGCCCGCGGCGCCCGGATGGTCTGCGCCTTGGCGCCCAGCAGGATCGGCTCGGCGAAACGGCTCTTGAAGCTGTAGGCGACCATTACTTTCCCTCTTCGACATCCGCTTCGCCGATGGCGTGAATAGTTGCCGTTACTATACGGTCGTAAACTTCAGACGCCAGAACACGCTTAGCGGCCTTCATGAACTCGCGCGCAAAAGTCTCTTTTTGATGCTTTTCACTTTGTTCTGCTTTGGTAGACCGATCGATTTTGGCCCGAGAAAGTTCTAATTCTAATTTGTGAATATCGTCTATAAGTTGGGCTTTCTTGTTCTGCCAGCCCGTCCAAATATTACGAGGTACAAAAGTATTATAGAGTGTTCGCTGAGCTATCGCATGGCTTATCTGAGCGTTTAGCTTCGCAAGAGCGGCCTGCAATTCGACTTTCCTATGCCGAGCCCGCTCTATCCGCTGCTCAGGCGTCACCGGCTCCGGGGCGTCGCCGCGGGGGGCGGCTTGCTTGAAGGCCGTCGGATCCACGCCGCCGGTATTGCGGGTGGAATGGAGAGCCGCGCCTAAAGCGCGGGCTTGCGATGCCCGGGATGTTTCCTTGAACATCAGCGCGAGCCCTCCGGCTGCTGCGTCCGCTCGGTCGCGTCACCGGCAGCGGCCATCACCGACCGGGCGAAGTTCCGGGCTTCGGCGCGCGGGACGGTGATGCAGGCGGTCACCTCACCGTGCTCGCCCGTGAGGCTGAACGCGATGTCGACCTCGCCGTCGGAGCGGGGCGTCGCGGCGAGCGCCCAGGCGGTGATCGGGTTCGGGAAGGCGATCGGCTCAGCCGGCGGCGGGTCGCACGCCAGCGCGGCCGCGGGAGCGGCGGTATCAGACATCGGCGGTCTCCTTGGGGGTGGGGCGGCTCGCACGCCGCGGTCCGTTGAGGGGCGAGCGGTTCCAGCGGACCCGGCCCTGGCACTTCGGGCAGGGGATCTCGCCGCTCAGGATGGTCTCGTCGGACGGGATGGCGGCGATCACCGCCATCGTGAGCCCGAAGCTGGCGGCCATCGCGCGTTCTTCGGCTTCGACGTCATCGACGGTCGGCGTCTGGCGCCGGTCGCACTCGAAAGTCGCGGTTGTCCGGCCGTTGCACGGGATCAGGTCGAGCCAGCCCGATTTCACGCGCGGACCGCATCGGGCGACGAGGTCGACGCCAGCGGCGCACGGCGGCTGAGCGAGGGCGCCCCGCCAGTGCTTGCACTGCGCGAGACGCTTCTGCCGACGGCGCGCCGCCAGTTCCTCGCGGGTCGGAATGGGCGCGGCCGTCACGATGCGTCCTCCTCGACGTACCAGCCCGGATACCGGCCCGGCCCACGCCCGAACTCGCGCGGTGCCGTCGCTATGCGCCGGTGCTCGGCGCAGTAAGGGGAATCGCCGGTGGTGACCTCGGCGCAGAACAGGTGCTGGCGGGCGTGGAAGCCCGTCACCGGGTAGCGGCACTGATCTCGGCCGAGGTCTGCGAGCTGGACGCCGGGCGCCGGCGCCGATCTGATCGCGCGCAGCGCCGTCATTGCAGGCCTCCCGCGGCTTGCAGCTGGCGGCGCTGCTCATCCCGGTTGCTGACGATCACGGCCGCGAGCCGCCCGGCGGCCTCGTCCTCTGCATGGGCGAGCGTAAAGGCGGCGACTTGGGCGACGGCGTGCAGGACGCGGTTGACGCGGGCGTGCGGATCCTCGACCTCGGCGGTCTCGCGCGCGATCACCGCGAGAAGCTGGCAGGTCAGACAGGAGCAGGCGTCATGCATGGCGTGCGCCCTGTCGGATGCCTAGGCGCGAGAGCTCGTTTCGAACCGCGCTATGAGTGACAGGACGTCCACAGATCCGGGTCATGGCCTCGGCGATCTGCGCCGATGTGCGCCCGCTCCTCGTAAGGTCGACCAGCTGCGCGGTCTGTTCATCGGTCCAGGTGCGCCGTTTCGGGGGGCGGCGTGCGGATTTACGGACCGGAGCCTCGGGCGCGTGAAGCGCCTCGGCCAGTACCGGCACGCTGATCGGGGCCAGGACGAGGCCCCGGCCCCATACGGTGTCGATGCGGATGCCCGGCGCGCGGCGGTGTAGCTTCGTCCGGATCTTCGACAGGTGGGTGGTGATCGTCTTGATGGCCGGTTCAGTGTCGGACAGCTGGTAGATCGCCGTCATCAGTGCTTCGTAGGTCATCACCCGGCCGTGGCGCAGGGCGAGCACGAAGCGCTCCTCGGTTGCGGTAAGGCCCCAGGCGATCGGCGTTCTCAAGTCGCCCGTGATGGCCGCGCGCAGCTGCTCGATCTCGGCGTCCCGCTCGGCCAGGAGATCCCGCAGGCGGCGGATCTCGGCCGCCGTGGTGGTGGTGTCCTGAGAGTGCATCATGCCGCCGCCCTCCCGGTGTCGGGCCGGCTGGCGGCGCGCGCCGCGGCTTCCTGGGCGCGGGCCCATTCACGCACGGTGCCGTAGGTGAGGCCGTCGAGAACCGCCAAGGCCGCCGCGCAGCGGTCCGCGTCGAACATCGCGGCGTGGCACTCGTCGAGCGGGATGCCGAGGCGGTGGGCGAGGTAGGCGTAGGCCCGTTCACGGGCTCGCTTCCGGATCCCGCCTCGCGCTTTCTTGGGCCGGCCCGCATAGGCGTGATGCTGCCAAGCGGTCTTCCAGATCGGGTCGAAAGCCCGGTGCACGGCCTGACGCGCGGCGCGGACGGGAGCCGTGCCCGGAATCCCCATCGGCGCGTGCCCGCCGGCATGGCAGCCGACGTAGCCCTTGCAGGTGTCGCACAGCCATACGGGCTTGCGGGCGAGGTCAGGACGGAGCGGGAAGACCTCCCGGCCGTCCGTCAGGCGGGCGAGCGCGCCGCAGCAGCTGGGGGCGCACATCAGAAGGGGAGCTCCGCGTCCGGGATACCGTCCGCCTTGTTCGCCGCGCTGATGAGAAGCTCGCGCACCTCGCGCAGACGCTCGATGTGCGGCGCGCGATCATCAGCCCCCGCTTCCGCATCGACGGCCTTGGCCGCGTTGTGCCCCTTCATCCACCAGAGCAGGTCCGCGAGGTTCGCTGCGATGTAGTAGGCCTCTTCGGCCGGGATGCGGATCTGAGCCATCCCCGGCGGCGGTTCAGCGGTACGTGCCGGATCCTCGCGCCGCGGCACCCGCGGTGCAGCCTCCTGGTCCTCGGTTTCCGGCGCGCCGGCCACGCGGACCTTGCTGAGGCCGTAGTAGGTCGACCGGACCTCGGGGTGGGACAGCCCGGCGACGAGGCCAAGCATCTCGTCCCAGAGGAGCCCCGTGACCGTCTGGGCGGCGCCGCCCGTGCCGACCGTGAGGGCCAGAGTGGTGTCCGCGTCGGCCTTGATGACGATGGGCAGGGCGCGCATGTCAGCCCTCCCGCCCCGCGCCGCGGCGCCCGCGGCCGGAATCGCGCTCCATCGCGCGCAGGGCCTCGTCGCCGGGGAAATCGCTGGCATCGTCGGTGATGCCGCCCTCGCCCTCCCGATCGGCTTCGGCCGCGGGTTCCTCTGCCGCCCCGGGCGCGGCGGGCTCCTCGTCCGGTGTCGGATGGTGCTCGATCTGGTCGACGAGCGGACTCTCGACCGGCGCGAACATGCGCGGGTCGCTGCCTTGGGCGGGCCGGCCGAACGCATACATCTCGTCGTCGCGCCGGATGATGTCGTCCAAGTCGGAGGACATCGGCAGCACCTTGGCGTGGCGGCGCGCGACGGTCTTGCGCGCCATCTCCTCCCACCACTGCACCCACGGGCCGCTGCCGGACGCGCGGCTCACCTTGCGCACCTTCTCGATCTCGCCGATGCTCATCACCTCGCGGCTGCGCTCGCCGCTCTTGAGCACCGCCACGGAGTAGGCTGCGATCGGCTTGCCGCGGTCGCCGAGCGCCGGCTTGTGCCGGATGTACGGCTCGTCGCCGAGCGCGTAGTCGAACTCGTCGTTTTCGAAGGCGACGTGCGCCTCCCACGAGACGATCTCGCCGCTGTTGCGGGCCTTCTTGCGGATGCCCCCGATCATCGGCATCCACTGGGCCTTGCCGTTGAACTCGACGATCGCGCCCTCGCGCCCGTCCGGCAGCAGGCCATCCTGCGCGGCCCGCATCGCGGCGTTGAAGAACGACCGGCGCTCCAGGGTCATCAGCTTGGGGTTGTTCTGCACGGCCGTCGTCAGCACGCGCACGAACCGCTCCACCGGGATGTGCGCCGGCAGCGCGGCCTTGAACTCGCCCTCCCGGTTGTCGATCTGCTCGCGGATCTGCACAAGCGGGTTGGCTTGGCGGGGAGCGACTGCGGTTGATGCGGCCATGACGGATTCCTCGTTGCGGGTCAGCGGCCCCACCAGGACGGCAGGTCCGTGAGGGCGAGTTCTTCGAGGGGAGCGGGCGCGACCCACGGCTGATCCGGCCCAAAGGCGCGGCGGGCCGACACGTAGTTCCAGAGCGCGAGGTCGACGGTCTTCTCAGCGATCGTCAGCACCTCGTTGCCGGGCGACAGCACGGTGCCCCAGGTCAGCGGCGCGTCCCCTGTCGACCAGAACACGAACACGAAGGCGTAGGCCGGCGCGGCGGCGACGCGCGCGAGCCATGCCGGATCGTGGTCGCCGTAGACGCGGCCCTCAGCGACGAGCCGCGCGAGCTGCCCGCGCGCCTGCAGGTAGGCCGCGGCCTGCACCGGGTAGGACCATTGCGCCAGGGCGCGCCGGCAGTTGTCGGGGAAGCTCGCGACGCGCAGCGGGCTGACCGATTTCAGGTCCACCACCGCGCGGGGCTTGAGGTAGTCGAACCGGGCCTTCCGGCGCACCGGCTCGCCGTCCACCTCGTCAGTCCAGACGATCGACACCTCCGGCGCACCGCCGACGAAGCTCGCGAGGAGGTGCGGGTTCGCCAGCACGGTCTCGGCCGCGCGGCGCACCCGGTCGAAGTCCTCGCCGGGCAGCACGGTCTCGCCGTTCGGCGCAAGCTCGGCGCGCGCCTTCGCGGTGAGGCGGGCCAGATCGTCCGGACGGCGCACGAAGGCCGCGGCGAAGGCCTGCTCGCCCTCCAGCACCAGCTTGTGCACCGCCTTGCCGAGCGCCTGAGCCGGCGTGGTCTCGTCGGGCGCGCGGTTCGGGTTGAGCGGCGAGGCGAACCAGTAGTCGGCCGGCTCGGCAGCCAGGCGCTTCAGGTCGGACGAGCCGAGAGCGGAGTCCGCGAAGTAGCGGTCTTCGGCGAGGCCGAAGTGGATGCCGTCCGCGAGGAGCGCGGGCGGCGCGGAGGTGGCGCCGGGGGCGGCGGAGTCGGGCAGCAGCATCGCCGTCACGCCCCCACCAAGCCGCCGACGCGCCGCTCGAACACCGGCCGCGCCTCCATGTGCTCGGCCACCGCCGGGTCCTCGCCTGCCTGCTCGTTTACGAGCCGCGCGATGGCGACCGCGAGCGCGTGATCCTCCGCGGCGCAGCCGGGGTGGACCGGCAGCACGAGCACCCGCGGCCGGCCGCGCGCGTCGTTGATGACGCGGCTGTTCGCATCGCGCGGGCACCAGGGCGTCGGCGCGTCGAGCATGGCGAGGGTGGCCGCGGTGGCGGCCTGGGCGGCGGTCGTGCTCACGCGCGCCTCCCCTCGATGTATGCGCCCGCTGCGCGCAGCTCCGGCGCCATCACGCTCATGGCGTGGGCCACGACCTGCCGCATCCGCCCGGCCAGCGCCGGCTCGGCGTAGGGCAGCAGCTGCTCGAGGTGCGCGAGGTCCTGCGCGACGATCAGCAGGGTGGCGGACTGCTCCGCGATCGCCGTGGCGCGCAGTTGCGCCTGGAACGAGGCGAAGGCGGGGAGCGAGGCCGGATCGACCGGACGGCGCGTGTCGAGGCGGATGACGGCGGCCATCAGATGCTCGCCCCCGTCACCTGCAGCCGCATCTCGCGCCGGCCGGCCTCGATGAAGTCGAGCTCGCCGCACTCGCGCGCCTCCGCCTCCTCGTTCGCGCGCAGACGCCGCTCAAGCGCGGTCGCCATGTCGTCCTCGTCGAGGGGGTTGAGGCTCAGGTGCTCAAGGGTGAGCAGTTCGAGCCGGATGTCGTCGAGGTGCCGGCGGCAGGAGAACAGCCGCTCGCGCGCCTCGCGGATCACCGCATCGTCGTCGGTGCCGACCTTCGACAGGCCGGTGTGGCCGCGGTGCAGGCGCTGAACGATGTCATCAAGACGGCGCTCGCAGGCGGCGACGGCATCGCGGGCATGCTGCAGACGGGTCGCCGGGTCGGGCTTACGGGAGAGGGAGCTGGGCGCGTTCACAGCCCGCCTCCCCAGGTCGTGATGACGAGGAAGCCGATGGCAGCGCACCAGCCGAGGAACAGCACCCGGCAGAGGTCGCAGGGTTCGCGGCGGCCCATCACAGCGCGCCTCCCCGGTTCATGCTGCGCACCACCGCGCGCGTGCCGAGGTACTCGACGCCCTCGACCGGCTTGCGTGGCTCGGACCGCAGCGACGGGGTGAACTTCGGCCCGGTCGCCCACTTCGCCTTGAGGGCGGCGATGGCGTCGGCGCGGCTCGCGGCGCGCACCGGGCCCTTGTCCGTCTGGAAGTCCCGGAGGTCGCCGTAGCGGGCGACGCGCTTCTCGCGGGCGCCCATCAGAGGATGCCCAGCGCGAGGCCGGCAGCGCCGCCGGTGAGGCTCAGCGCGGCGGTGAGGGCGGCAGCGAAGGCGGCCCAGAACGAGGCGCGCTCGCGGCGGTGCGCGCGGCGCAGCTCGCTGAAATCGACGGGGACGACCAGCAGGCCGTCAGCGGTTCGCTGGGAGGGGAAGGTGGTGCGCATCGCGGCCATCCGTGGGTGGATAGCCGTTTGTAGCACAGCTGCAAAAGCCGGCAAGCGGGATTTTAAGTTCAGCTATAACAAGCCTGCTCGCGAACGCGCGACCGGTCCTGTGGATGCGTACCCCTACTACAAATTTCGTTCTTGATCCGTTCTCATTCCTGCGACAGCCTGCACCCATCCTCACAGGGAGTAGTTTGATGGCGATTGAGACCGTCCACGTGGTTCAGAGCTTCACGGTGAACGAGTTCGGTGAGTATGGGCCAGACGAACCGCGTGCTTTCAAGACGGCCGCGCAGGCTCGCGACAGGGCGGAGTTCGTCCACGAGGTCGGCAAGCCGGTGATCGCCTTCTCGCGCTCGGGCGACCCGAAGATCGGCGAGTACGGCGAACCCACCATCTTGGTGCAGCTCGGCGAGATCCCGCCGGATGTGCTGGAGGCTTTCTGCGGCGAGGGCGTCTGATGGGGCTGCGTCGGTCCGACTCGTCGGCCGCCCGTGCCCCGCCCACGAAAAGCCCCGCGCGAGGGCGGGGCTGTGGTGCCTGGGCCGGCAGTCAGGCAATATCGGGCGCACGATATGTCGAAAGGCATTGCCGCGATGAAGACCCGCACATTCGCGTTAGTCGAGATCGACGAAGATGCAGACCAAATTTTGCATGTATTCCCGAAACAAACTGATACAGACCGAGAAAATTGGAGGCTGAATCATAGCGGAAAAAAGAAGGTTATCGCATTCGGCGGACAATTAGAGCGTACTGCTCACCAAGTGCTTTATTTAGATGAGGGCATTCATCATCCTTGCGGCCTTGTTCCTGAGATTGGCCGCGAATGAAATGACAGAATGCGCCCATCCGTTTCGGCATGACGGTGCGGGATTCCCGTCCGCGCATGATCAGGGTTGCTACCACGCCGCACTTCGGGCAGGCCACCGACACCATTAGCGGCTCCTATTCTTATCCGTTCCTAGAAATCACTCCGCCGCCTCACCCACGATCCGCTTCGGCTTGCGAACGGCGCGCTTCGGGAACGGTGTCATCAGCCATCCGTGCCGGTCTTCTCGCCCACGATGATCCTCATCATGCTGATGATCTGCTCGCGCTGCGCGGGCTGGGCGTGATCCCAGATTGACCAGGGGGATTCCGTGTCGAGCGGGTTTCGCATGAGAAGATCGCCCGGCTCGCATCGGTAGAGGTCCGCCAGGAATTCGAGCATCGGGCGCGTGTAGTTCGTCTTGCCCAGTTCGGCCTGGGATAGCGCGCCGGCCGTCACGCCCATCTGCTCCGCCACCTGCTCCAGTGTGAAGCCGCGGTAGTCCCGCCACTCCCGCAGGAACACCCGTTTTCGCAGCTTGGGGTTGGCGCGAATTTTACCCATGCTTCAATGATGCGCCTGAGAGCGCGCCCGGTGAAGCGAGCACAGCTTCACTCCCCCTTGTCGGTTTTTGCAGCTGTGCTAAAACTGAGGCTATGTCGCCTCTCGCCCGCTGGTTCGACCAGCACCCCGACCGCCGCCGCATTGAGCTGGCCCGCTTCGCCGGGATCACGCCGAGCTTCGTTACGCAGCTCTGCAACGGCAGCAGCAAGCCGGGGCTGACGCTGGCCGTGCGTATCGCGGAGTGGACCGCCAACGAGGTCCGTCCCGAGCACTGGGCCGAGCCGGGGCCGGCCCGTGGCGCGCAAGCCTTCACCACCGCAGAGGCCGCCCCATGATCCGCGCCCTCCTCGCCTGGCTGGACCGGCGGATCGATGGGCGAATCGTGGCGCGCGGCTACGAGCGCTTCGAGCGCGAGCGGCAGGCGCTGCCGCCCGGTACGCCGATGCGCGCCTACTACGACGAGGTAGCGCGCATCGGCGCGGAGGCTCGCGCCCGTGACGCAGCTAAGGCCGCAGCGGAGGGCCGGCGCTGATGTCAGTCGGTCACGAACAGGAGGCGCTGGCAGAACGCCGAGGCCGCGGCCTTCACCTCGTCCATCCCGGGTTCTCGGATGATCTGTCCGGCAATTCTGTTGCGAAGCGCGGCCGCCTGCATCGGGTCGGTTTCGTGCAGGCGCTGCATCAACTCGCGCACCGCAAGGCTCAGCGCCAGCACTTGGCCCTGAAGTCGAAGGTCGTCGTTGCTCAAATCGTTCTCCTCGGGCGTGAGCATCGGCGCGAGGGGTCGGGCGGCTACCCGGCCCCTCACTTGAACATCGTTGCGTCATCGGTCGCCCTCCACAAGGGAGCTGCTGCGTGATTTCCACCTGCTGCACGCCTCGCCCCGCTGGCGCCCGCGCCTACACCTGCCGCTGTGGCCACCGCTGGCGCCTGACGCAGGACGGCTGGGTGAAGTGCAAGCCGGACGGACGCATGCCCGCGCTGCGCGGCGCCACCGATCCGCTGCGGGAGGATTTCGTTGCCGACTACGCCGCTGGGCTGAGCATCGAGCGGATCGGCCGGAAGTACCGCCTTCGCACATCGCGGGTGTCGCGCGCGCTGCGCGCGCGGCCGGACTTCGTGTTGCGTCCGCATGGGCTCCAAATCCGGATGTCCATGGGACTGCCGGCCGAGCCTGTCGCCGAAGTCGAATTTCCGCGGATCGAGGCGAGCGAACCGGCGCGCGCGCACCTCGCCGAACAGGTCGCTGGCAACATCTCGCACAGCATCCACATCCTTCGCGCCCACGCGCGTCTTGACGGTCCGATCTCGGCCGATGAGGGCCGCGTCGCCGCCGCCCACGCCGCCGGCCTGACCCTCGACGACATCGAGACCGTGTTCGCGATCCCGCCGGCCGAGGCCGTCGCCATGATCGCCGCTGGTCACGGGGGGCGCTGACATGGCGTCTCCCTCACCGCATCGCGCGGGCCGCGCCCGCGCTACGGAGCCCGCTCCCGCGGGCAGCAGCCCCCGACTTGGCACCCCCCTGCTGACCAGGGGGGTGCATTTCGGGGCCAGAATCCCCCGACGTGTCGCATCCCGCGGCGCGTGCGCCCGTGCCGTAGCGCCTCACGACCTCTGCGGCGCGGGTGCTCCCTTTCCGATCGCTCCGGTCGAGGCGGCGTGCGGCCTCCCGGAGGCGAGGGCGAGCGGCGTGATCCGCAGAGACTCGGACCCGCGCCGCTCGCTTTCCTTTTCGCGTGACCGTCAGCCGGCAAGCATCGTCGGTCGCGCCGTAGTGCCTGCGTACGTCGTCCACCTCCATCTGCAAGCTCTCCCGTGTCGTCTCAAGGACAACACGAGCGGATTTGCAGATGTGCAAAACGTCTTTGCGGGTTAGGCCAATGTCGACTGCACAAGTCGCAGAAGCCCGGACTTGGCTGGACCGAATGGTTCAGTGGGAGAGCCGCGGCCCCGGCGACACGGACAACGCGCTGCGGCGCGTGGCGAGGCAATCCGGCGTCCAGTACGGCGCCGTGTGGTCGCTGCGCTACCGCGCACCAAAGCGGATCTGGGCGGACGTCTACGTCGCCCTCAGCACCGCCTATGAGACGGCCCGGCAACGCCAGCTGCAGGCGCTCCAGCATGACATCGACACCACCGCGGCGATCACCGGGCCTCGCCACCCTGCTGTTGCTGCGGCTCGGGCTGCTCTTGGCCAGGACGCTGAGGGTGCCGCCGGAGTGGAATCCCCGGCGCTGGTGGCGCGAGCGCAAGCGGGAACGGCGCGACCGGCGGAGGTGAGCCGTGGCTGAAGGATCTTACCTCTGGCTTCGGCGCGACGGAGCCGGCCTCAACATCCTCACCGACCACGGCGTCTCGCGCGTGACCCTGATCCTGGATGACGGCCGCGTGATGCTCGCCGTCTCGCAGGCGGGCGGCGGCTGCGCTGACGTGACCCTCGAACCCGACGATGCCCGCCATCTCGCGGAGCGGCTGAACCTGGCCGCCGCGGATGTCGAGGGCATCGCGACCGCTGGCGACTGACCAGCGACCGCCGATCACCCCGGCGGCTGCGCGCCGCCCAACCTGGAGCGAGCACGTGGCCGAGAAGATGAGCCAAGCCGGAGGCCGGACCGGTGTGCACCACGAGGTGCTGAAGACCCTGATCAGCCGGTGCGACAGCCTCAAGGCCGACATGGATTCGTCGCGCGGCGAGCTCGGGTCGCTGATCAAGGATGCCGAGGACACGCACGGCATCAACCGGAAGGCCTTCAAGCTCGCCCTGCAATGTAACCGCATGGAGGACGACAAGCGGGCCGACTTCATCCGCTCGTTCCGCGACTACTGCAACAAGCTCGGGTTCACCGCGCAGCTCGACATGTTCGCCGACGACGAGACCGGCGAGGCTGGCGAAGCCGAGCCGGTCGATGCCGACGTCGCGGCGGCCGAGGCGAACAGCGAGGCGCTGCGCGAGGGCATCAAGCCCACCGGTGGGCGCAAGAAGGGCGGCTCGGCCGAGGCGGTGCACTGAGCTATGCGCAAGATCCTCGCCCTCGACATCTCGGTGAAGTCGACCGGGTGGGCCCTCGGCGCGCCCGACAGTGACCCCGGATTCGGCCACTACGGCCTGCCGGACACCGGCGACAACATCGGCAAGCTCCTGGTCCTCTACCAAGACTGGTTGAACCTGAAGATCGCGGGCGAGGACATCGCGCTGATCATCCTGGAGGCCCCGATCCATCGGGGCCCGAAGACGCACATCAAGACGGCGCGCAAGTTGATGTGCCTGTCGGGCGCGACTGAAATGGTTGCCTACCGAGCCGGCATTCGCTGCGTTGAGCAGAATATCTCGACGAACAAGAAGCAGTTCGCCGGTCACGGGCGGGCTGACAAAGAGATGATGATGCACGTCGCTCGCCGATACGGCTGGGATGTGCAGAGAGATGACGAAGCCGATTCCCTGGCTCTGTGGGTCGGAGCTGTCTGCAATTTTGCCCCTAAGCACGCTGGCCGCTTCATGACGGGGCCGCTTGGCGCTCGCCCGAGGAGTGCGGCATGACCGAAGAATGGCGACGGCCACTGTCCGCCCCGGAATTCGAGGTGTCCTCGCTGGGGCGCGTGAAGCGGGCCGGGAGGCTGATCAGGGGCAGCGTCTGGTCGACCGGTTACATCTATGTGCAGACGACGGTAGGTGCGACGGCGCCCTGCGGGAAGCGTGCGCTGGGCGTGCATGTCCTCGTGTGTGAGGCCTTCCACGGTCCGCGCCCCTTCCCGCGTGCGATCCCGCTGCATGGTGACGGTGGGCGCAATAACAACGCAGCCTCGAACCTGCGGTGGGGCACGCACAAGGAGAACGCGTCCGATCGACGACGGCACGGCCGCGATCGCCTAGGTGCGGATCATCATGGCGCGAGGCTGATCGATGAGCACGAGGTCATCGCCATCTTCGTGCTGCGTCGCCGCGGCCTGACAGGTGAGGAGATCGCGGAGGCCTTCGGCCTGAACCGTAACCACGTCAACAAGGTGCTCGCACAGACGGCATGGGCGCACGTGCAGGTGCCGGATTCGCTGCTGATCGGCGCGGCCGAGGCTCAGGAGCGGTACTGCGGTCGCGCGCCCCGGCACGCAGAGCGGTTCAAGATGGGCGGCCTCGCCCGGGCGGGTGCCGCATGACGTGGGTGCTCACCCATCACGGCGCCGTCGTCGCGCGCGGCACCTACCGGCAGATGATCGAGATCGCCGCGGCCCGCGATGTGCTCGCCCGCGAGTGGCATCCAGACGAGACCGAGAAGGCGCCGCGCTGGACGGACCGCTGGTGGACGATCGTGCCGGTTAGCGCGGCTGCAGCGCGGGGGAGGGCGGCATGATCTGGCCCTTCGACCCGCTGCCGCCGCTCTCGTTCGACCTTCTGATGGTCGATCCGCCCTGGGCCTTCGCGCTGCGCTCCGGGAAGGGCGAAGCCAAGAGTGCGCACGCGCAATACGACTGCATGCCGCTGGATGCCATCAAGGCGCTGCCGGTGGCGGACCTCGCGCGCGGAGACGCTCTGCTCTGGCTCTGGGCGACGCACCCGATGCTGCCGCAGGCGCTGGACGTCATGGCGGCCTGGGGCTTCTCGTTCACGACGTCGGGCGTGTGGGTGAAGACCACCACGGGCGGCAAGCTCGCGTTCGGCACGGGCTACGTGCTGCGCTCCGCCTCCGAGCCCTTCCTGATCGGCAAGTTCGGCCGGCCGCGCACCGCGCGCAACGTGCGCAGCGTCATCATGGCACCGGCCCGCGAGCACAGCCGGAAGCCGGACGAGGCCTATGCGGCCGCCGAAGCTCTCGCGATCGACGCGACGCGCCGGGCGGACCTGTTCTCGCGCGAGTCCCGCGCCGGGTGGTGCTGCTGGGGCCGCGAGGCCGGGCGGTTCGACGCTGCCACCTCCCAGGCCGCGGAGTAGCCTGATGGCCGAGCCCTACAACCCGAAGCACCCGACCCGCCCCGTGCCGCTCGCCCGCATCGTCGAGTGCGCGACGTACGCGATCCGGACGAAGCCGCTGGGCTACTGGTCGTATCTCGCCCGGTTCGCGGACAACGACGCCTTCAAGGTCGATCCCTGGCGCTGGATCGACATTCCCGAGGCCATGCAGGACGGGCTCGACCTGCTCGCGGACCTCGCCCGCCTCGCCGAGCTGCTGCCCGGCGGCGAGCGCGAGGTGCGCCGGATGATCTACGGCCGCCTGGAGGAACTGGAAGCCGCGGCGGCCGAGCGCGAGGTGGAGGCCGCCCATGGGTGACGTCGTGCGCCTGCGGCCCGAGACCGACCCGAAGGTCGGCCAAGCCTTCATGGCCTACGTGGCCGCGTTCCAGCGCGCCCAGGCCACAGGCAAGCTGCGGGACATGGCCGAGGCCGTGCGCACCTACGAGGCGTGGCTGGCCCTCTACATTCCGGACGAGGCCTCACGCCGGAGGGTGTGGCCATGAGCGGGCGCGTCGTTCCCTTCGCGCCGTCTCAGGACGAGAGCCTGCCGCACAGCACCGAGGCCGAGCAGGCACTGCTCGGCGCGCTGCTGCTGCATAACGAGCAGCTCGGCGAGATCGCGGCCCTGGTGCGCCCGGAGCACTTCTTCTGGGCCGATCACCAGGAGGTGTTCGCCTGCATCGAGGCGCTGATCGCCGCCGGCCGCCCGGCGAGCCCCATCACGGTCAAGAGCTATCTCGGCCGGGACGACATCGCTGGGGAGCCGGCGATGAAGTACCTCGCCCATCTCGCCAGCGCGGCCGCCTCCTGGAACGCGCGGGGCTACGCCGACATCGTGCGCGACATGGCCACCCGTCGCGAGATGTACGCGATCGGCCAGGAGCTCATGCAACGGGCTCGCTTCGATCCGGCCGACGTCTCCGGCCAAGCGATGATCGAGGAGACCGAGGCTCGCCTGCTCGCCGCGCGCGCGATCGTCCCGCAGCCCCACCTCGCCGGGCAGTCGGCCGCCGATGGCTCGGCCTGGATGATGGACCGGATCACCGCTTTACGGACCGGGCAGATTGAGCGGAACTCGATCGCGAGCGGGCTGCCGGACCTCGACCGTGCGACGAGCGGCGGTTTCCAGCGGGGGCAGCTGTGGCTGCTGGCCGGACGGCCCGGCATGGGCAAGACCGTCGTGATGACGTCACTCAGCCGCTATGCGGCGCGCGACGCGGGCGTGCTGGTGTTCCAGTGCGAGGTCACGCGCGATCAGCAATGGGCGCGCTACCTCGCGGATCTCGCCTACCTGCATGGCCATCCGCTGCCGTTCGGTCGGATCATGGAAGGTACCGACCTGACCGACGAGGAGGTCTGGCGGCTCGACAATGCGCGGCAACGCCTCTCGCGTCTGCACCTTCGGGTCGAATGCGAGCCGAGCGTTTCGATCGCTCAGATCGCGTTCGCCGTGAAGGCGGAGAAGAAGCGCCTCGCCGCACAGGGCGTGCGTCTTGGCGTGGTGTTCATCGACTACCTGAAATTCGTGAAGGTGTCGGACCGCTATCGCGGCAACCGGGTGCTTGAGATCGGCGAGATTTCGGGCGCGCTGAAGCAGATGGCGAAGGCGGAGGACATCTGCGTCGTCCTGCTCGCGCAGCTCAACCGCCAAGTCGAGGCGCAGGGCCGCGAGGATCGCCGGCCTACCGTCGCCGACCTGCGCGACTCGGGCGAGCTGGAGCAGGACGCCGACACGGTGATGCTGCTCTACCGAGACGCGGTCTATCTCGAACGCAAGATCAAGTCTGGCGGCGGCGACGCAGAAACCTCGGCGCGCCTCATCGACCGGCAGAATAGCCTCGAAATCATCCTCGGCAAGAACCGCTCGGGCCCGACCTGCACCCTGGATCTGTGGTGCGACGTGCCTTCCTCGTCCATCGCACAGCACGCCAGGGGGCCGGTATGACTGCCCAGCACGAACTGCCTGCACCGCTGGTGCCGGCCGATACCGACATCTCCGGCTTCGGCTCGTTCATGCTCGACGTCGACCGGCTGTTCGCCTCGGAACTCTGGGCGCTCTCCTCCGGCGAGGAGTTCAAGGCCGCGGTCGCGCTCTGGGGCCGGGCATGGCAGCAGACACCGGCGGGCTCGCTGCCCGACGACGAGCGCCTGCTGGCGGCCTTCTCGGGCGCCGGCAAGCGGTGGCCGAAGGTCCGCGAAGTCGCCATGCGCGGGTTCGTGAAATGCAGCGACGGACGATTTTACCATCGGGTTTTGTGCGAGGACGTTCTCAAGGCCGCGCGGCTCAAGCGCGAGAGACTGGAGAGAACGCACAAGGCCTCCGAGGCTCGTCGCCGCAAGGGTGATGACTCGCCAAACCCTCCGTCGAGCGGCAAAAAACTCAATGGAGTCAACGAAACGGGCAATCGTCACGATCAACGTCACGATGACCGTAACGATGTACGTGACGACCACCGTAACGATGTACGTCACGAGCACCGTCACGATGCGCACGCGCAGACCGTGACGACCAACGTAACGTGCTCCCATAGACAGGACAGGACAGGACCTAACAGTAGAAGAGAATCCCAACCGCCCGCGCTACAGCCAGACCCCGCGAGCCAAGGCCCCGGTGCCGCGGCCGGGGCGGCGGCCGTGCCCAGGGATTGGAACACCCGGGAGAATTTCGACCGGGTCGAGCGGCGCTGTCGCGAAGTCCTGCCCGGCACCTGGGTCGTCGACCCGCTCGTCAGCCCGATCGTCCGGCTGGAGGCGGACGGGCTCGACCTGGAGCGTGAGATCATCCCGGCCATCCTCGACATCGTCGCAGGATCCCGGGTGCCGATCCGGACTTGGTCGCTGCTCGCCAACCGCATCGCCGAGCGCGTCGCCGCTCAGCGCGCCAGCCGCGTTGCGGCCGGTCTCGGAGCCGTACCGCAGGCCGCCGCGGCACCCGAAGACCTCGTCGACCTCGGCGCCGCTTACGGCCGGCACAGCGAGGCGTCGCTACGACAGGCCATCGCGAATTTCCGCAGCACCGGCAACTGGTTCGAGAGCGTTTTCGGACCGCCTCCGGGCGTCGCCGGCTGCCGCGTCCCCGCCCGCCTGCTGATCGCCGAGGCGGCCTGACCCTTCACCCGGCGGCGAGGCCGCCATCGCAGGAGAGACCCATGCCCGACGAAAAGCTCACCCTCAGCCTGGACGCCTCCCGGCCGCTGCTCGTCATGACCACAGCGAACCTCGTCGCGGCCTACGTCCAGCGCAACGCCGTGCCGGCCGCCGAGCTGCCCGGGCTGATCGCCTCGGTGCACGGCGCCCTGACCAGCCTCGGGCAGCCCGTGGAGCCCGTGGCCGAAGCGCCCGTCCCGCCGGTGCCGATCCGCAAGACCGTCACGCCGGACGCCATCATCAGCCTGGAGGACGGCCGGCCGTACAAGACCCTGCGCCGGCACCTCGCCGGGCGTGGGCTCACCCCCGAGCAGTACCGGGCGAAGTGGGGCCTTCCGCGGGACTACCCGATGACCGCCGCGAACTACGCCGCGCAGCGCTCCCAGCTCGCCAAGGCGGCCGGCCTGGGCGCCAGCCGGCGCAAGAACCCGCTTCCCGAAGCCGCCTGACCGCCCGGCCCGGCGCGCCGCCGCCGGGCTCCCCTCGTCCCGCGTAGAGTGCCCGCCGATGACCCCCAAGCAACGCCGCCGCCGCCGCCGCGACAAGGCCCGTCGCGAGAAGTCCCGGATCACGGCTGAGGCCGCCCGCGAGAGCCTGCACCGCCAGGGCGAGCTCGCCCAGGAAGCCCTCGCCGCCATGCAGGCCGACATCGAGGTCGCTCAGGCGGCCGGAGACGGCGATGCTGCCCAGCCGGCGCCCCAGGAACCCGCGGGCGCCCCACAGCCCGCCCAAGGCGGCGGCAAGCGGCGCAAAACCGCTATCGACGCCGGACGCCGCTGGCACGTCGTCGTCGCCAAGCCGCGTTTCGCCCGCCGGGCCGTGAAGGATCTCGCCAAGGCCGGCATCCCGGCGGTGCTCACCGACGAGCGGGTCGAGCTGGTCGAGGAGAACGGCCGGCGCCGGATCGTGCAGCGCCAGCTCCTGCGCCGCGTGCTCTTCGTCGGCCTTACCGCGGCCGCTACCATCGAGGACGTCCACGATCGCACGTTCTTCGTCCGGGACGCCGTCCGCGATGGCCAGGGCCGCGCGATCCACGTCCCGCCCGCCGAGCTGCAGAACTTCGTCGATGGCCTCGCCGATACGCTCACCGAACGCGACCCGAACGCATACGAGGAAGGCGACGAGGTCCGCATCAAGTCCGGCCCCTTCGCTTCGTTCACCGGAATCGTCGAGGAGGCAGACTTCGCGTCGAGGCGACTCAAGGTAGCCGTGCAGATCTTCGGCCGCGCGAGCCCCGTTGGACTCGACTTCGCCGAGGTCGAGCGGGCTTGACTCACCGTCAGCCCGCGTTTTATGCAGCTGCCAGGAGCAACCTGTGTGCGTAGGCGCTGACGTCCCCGGACCGATGCTTGCCCCCCAGGTCCCGGCCCACGTTGGCCCCGAGCGGGGATGAGCGAGGCAAAGGGCGGCTTGTGTCGAAAGCAGGCCGGCTCCGACCCCTTCACGAGATCGATGCGGCGGCGTGATGAAGCCGGCGAAGCAAGGTGGCCTCGCTGTCATGCCCCTCACGCGGGGAGTGAGTTGAACCGGCCCGCATCGACCGAGACGCAGGACCGACGCTCCGGGGATCGGCACCCGTGACGCGAGGATCTGCGGGCGCCGCGGCCGCACACCGCGGCGCCACCCTATTCAGGCGGGAGATCCGCGAGAGCCCGATACCCCTCATGGGGCAGCAGGGCCGAAGCCCAGCCCGACCACGGACGCCCTCGGGCAAGTCGGGTGAACAGCGGACACGAGTTCGACGCGGCGACACGGTGAAAGGGCTTCGGCCCTGAGCCTCCGGGCGCTGCAACGCCCGGAGGCAATCCGGCAGCCGTAGAGCGCCCTCCGGGTCCCGGGCGTTCGTGATGTGAGGTTCAGGCCGGGCCTCACCCGCGTCGAGACCATTGCGGTGTGGGGCAGCGGCAGCCCGTCAGGTTCATACCCTGAAGGTCGAAGGTTCGAGTCCTTTCACCGCAACCAACCACCACGATGAGACCGGCGATGTTCGAGATCGCGCGCAGCTCCTGGGCCGTCTACCGCGGATGGCGCCGCCTCGGCTCCGGGCTCCGTGAGAGCATCGGCGCGGCCGCCGGCTACTTCATCGCCTCGCGCCAGCAGCGCCGCCGCCTTCGCCAGGTGCACAGCCGCGTCGCGGTCCGGCCGATGAAGACCAGCCCCGCCCATCCCGCCTCGCCCCTCTACGGCGGCCACGTCTATCCGGACACCACCTGCGCCGCCGCGCACGGGCACGCCCCCGCCGGTGGGGATTGCGGCTCGGCCGGCGGCGAGTAACCGAGAGTCACCATGCCGGCACGCAACAAAGTTTCGCCTATTAAAAGAGCGGCGGCGCCCGAGATCGAGTTGCGCCCCCTCGATGAACTGACGCCTTACGTTAGGAACGCCCGCACCTACTCGCGGGAGCAGATCGAGCAGCTGAAGCAGTCGATCCTCACCTTCGGCTGGACCAACCCGATCCTGGCGGATGACAAGGGCATCGTGGCGGGGCACGCCCGCTCGATCGCCGCGCGCGAGCTGTACGAGGCCGGCGAGACGCTTCGCTTCCCGGGCGGGGCCGAAATCTCGAGCGGCATGGTCCCCGTCGTCGACTGCACCGGATGGTCGGACGAGAAGCGGCGCGCCTACATCCTCGCCGACAACCAGCTGGCCCTCAACGCCGGCTGGGATCCGACGATGCTGAACATCGAGTTCGGTGAGCTCGAGGCGGCGAACTTCGATTTGGCCCTGACCGGATTCACGCCGGCCCAGATCGAGGACTTCGCCGCGGCTGCCACCTCGCCCCCTGGGGGCGCCGCCAGCGGCATCGAGAACCCGCCGGAAAGCGCCTACCGCGAGCAGTACGGCGTCATCGTGGTGTGCGCCTCCGAGGCCGAGCAGCGCGACGTCTACGAGCGCCTCACCGGCGAGGGCCTTACCTGCAAGGTGGTGACCACATGAAGGTCTCCGTCCGCAACCGCTGCTCTGACTTCACGTCGTACCGCGCCGCCCGGGTCAAGAGCCTGTTCAACGCCGAGAACGGCTGCAACTTCGACTTCGACGCCGACCTCGACATCGATGACGACGGCTGGTCGATCGGCGTCGTGGTGGGGCCGTCGGGCTCCGGCAAGACCTCGATCGGCTCGCGCATCTTCGGCGGCCCCGAGGCATTGTGGGCGCCCGAGTGGCCCGCCGATCGCCCGCTGGTGGACTGCATCGCCCCCGATGGTGACTTCGACGCGGTGACCTCCGCGCTGGGCTCCGTCGGCCTCGGCACCGTGCCGACTTGGCTGCGCCCATACGCGGTGCTCTCGAACGGCGAGAAATTCCGGGCCGACCTCGCGCGCCTCGTGGTCGAGGCCCCGGCGGCCGCCGTGGTCGACGAGTTCACGTCCGTCGTCGACCGCCAGATCGCGAAGTTCGGCGCCCTCGCCTTCTCCAAGTCGTGGCGCCGCCTCAAGGGCTGCAAGGTCGTCCTCCTCACCCCCCATTACGACGTGATCGAGTGGCTGGAGCCCGATTGGGTCTTCGACACGGCGAAGAAGACCTCCGCAAGGGGGCGCCTTCGACGACCTAAATTCGATCTCGAAATCTGGAAGACGGACGGCAGTTACTGGCCGTTGTTTGAGCCGCATCACTATCTGAAACTGCCCCGCATGGTCGGGGCGGCCTACTACGTGGGGACCGTGGACGGCGAACTCGCCTGCCATCTCGCGGTGTCGTCGGCGAACAAAGGCGGGTCCGCCGAGGCTCGGGCTTGCCGTCTGGTCACCATGCCGGAGTGGCAGGGGGCCGGCGTCGGCTTCCGGTTCCTGAACGAGATCTGCGCCATGCAGGAGCATGGGTCACCGGACGCCCGACTTCCCGGCCGGTGCACGACCACGATGTTCCACACGAGTCACCCGCAGCTGTGCGCGGCGCTGCGCCGGGACAAGCGGTGGCGGCAGGTCAGCTGCAACATGCACGGCGTGAACAAGGGCAAGTCGGCGCGGACGGTGAAGGAGTCGAAGGCGCGCACGGGGGCGGGCCGCAAGTTCAACGTCGGCGCGACCGGCTATGGCGGACACCTGCGTGCCGCGCAAGGATTCCGCTACTACGGCGCCAAGGGCCTCGCCGCGGCGGCCGCCTAGCCCCAGTCGATCATCACGCCCTCGAACTCCACCCCGGTGGCGCCACGCGGCGCGTGTGTGTCGATCCAGAACCGGGCCATGTCGCCCAGGTCCTCGAACCCATCGGCGCGCGCGAAGACCTCCATCTGGCGGGGCGAGAGCGGCGCCCCGGCGACCTCGAACAGCTCGACGGGCCCGGCCGGGCCGAACACGAGCCGCACCGGCGTGACCGCGGTGCATGTTGCCCGCCGGATGAGCCGACAGGCCGGGGTGCGCATCCCAACGTACAGCTGCAGCGCCTCCCCGGGCCGGGCATGGCGCGGCCGCGGCGCCCGGATTGTCCGGGTCTTGGCGCCGGAGGCCAGGGCGGGTTCGAAGCGGGCGGTGAACGAGTAGGCGACCATGAGCCCTATGTGCTCGCTGGCCGCGAACAAGAAAAGGCGGGCCGACGCCCGCCTTGTCGATGGTCAGCGGATGCGCCGGTCAGGCGGCCGCGGCCTGGGCGGCGGCGGTGTGCAGGAACACCGCGCCCTTGTCGCCCTCGGTCATCGTGACGGTCACGCCCTGGCCGGTGGCCTCGGCCTCCGCGAAGGTCAGCGCGTCAGCGGCGGTCTCGAACTGGCCGACTGGGATCCAGCGGCCGTCCGCCATCGTGTAGGCCCGCACACCGGCCTCCTCGGCGGGGACGCCGAACCAACGGGTGTCCGAGCCCTCGCGGCACCGGTGGAGCTTGAGACCGGCACGCTGGGTGGCGCCGAAGAAGCCACCGAGCTTCGTCCAGCCGGTCAGCGCGCGGATGTCCTCGTTGGTGACCCCGGCATCGGCGCGGGCGGCGGCGACGAGGGCGGCGGACTTGCCGCGGGGCTCGCCGGGGGCCCCGGCCGAGGTGGGCTTACGGGCGGCGGCCCTGGCGCGGGCGTGGCGGGTCTCGGCGAGCTCGCGGGCCTTGGCGGCCATGCCGGGCCCGCTCTCGATCGCGGCGGGCTTGCCGGTGATGCGGGCGCGCACCTCAGCCACCAGGGCGCGAGCGTCGAACACATCGTCGGCATTGCGCTCCCGCTCGCCGGCATGCTCGTCCTCCCGGTCGGCCTCGGCCGCCTCGTCCTCGGCCGAGATGAACGCGGTCACGTGGGCGTCGAACGGCGCCGCGCGGACGACGCGGAGGGTCACGTGGTCGTCGTGCTGCAGCTCGCCGGCAACCGCCCGCATGGGCGCGGGGGCGGGGGGCGCGACCTGGGTGATGATGGTCGGCGCGCCGTCCTCGATCTCGATCGTCAAGCCGCGCTCCGCAAGCGCCTCGGCGACCCGCTTCGCGCCGACCTTCACGGACTCGAACCGGCGAGTCTCCTTGCCGGTGACCTGGGTGAACAGGCCGGCGAGTACGACGTTCGACAGGGTCAAGAGGATCTGAGTGTTCATCGGTATTCCTCGTGTGTATCCGGGCTGGACCCCGGGCGATCTGCTTCGCTCAATTCGGTGAGCCAGATTTGTTTGCTCCTACTTGAGAGCAGAAGCCAGCCCCCGCGCGAGCGAAAACCCAAAAAATCTGGGTAGTAACGTGGCCAAACGATCGAAGCCGGTGGCGCCGACACCGCCGCCCCCCGAGACCGAGCGCCGCAAAGGCGGGCGGCCGCCGTACGAGCCGACCAAGACCCACAGGGACTCGGTTCAGACGATGACCGCGTACGGCATCCCGCAAGAGGAGATCGCCGCGGTCCTCGGCATCAGCCACGTCACGCTGCGCAAATACTACGCCCGCGAGATCGCGACCGGGGCCACCCTGGCGAACTCGAAGGTCGCCGAGGCGCTCTACCTGTCGGCCACGGGTGACGGCCCGCAGAAGGTCACGGCGCAGATCTTCTGGCTGAAGACCCGGGCCCGGTGGAAGGAACCGCCGAAGGAAGTCAGCGGCCCCGGGGGCGGCCCGATCGCCACCGCGAATGTCGACCTGAGAAACCTCACCGATGAGCAACTTACGGCGCTCGAGTCTATCTTCAGTGCGCTTGCCGGCGAGCCCGGCGGTGATGATGGCGGCACTGAGAGCGGAGAAGGCGAGGAGGGCGCGTGAGGACGAGGCGCGCCGGATCGCGGAGGATGCCGAGCGGATCCGCGCGCGCTGCACGACGCTTCAGGGCTTCGTCCGCGAGGCGTGGCACATCCTCGAACCCCGGACGCCCTACGTCCACGGCTGGCACATCGATGCGATCTGCGACCACCTCCAGGCGGTCACTCGGGGCGAGATCAACCGGCTCCTGATCAACGTCCCGCCCGGCTCGTCCAAGAGCCTCCTCGCCTCCGTGCTCTGGCAGGCGTGGGAATGGGGCCCGGCCGGCCTCGCCTCGATGCGCTACCTGACGACGGCCTTCAACGACGGCCCGGTCAAGCGCGACACCCGCAAGGCCCGCGACCTGATCGGCTCGGACTGGTACCGGGCGCTCTGGCCGGAGGTGAGGCTGACCCGCACCGCGGAGATGAGCTTCGCCAACAGCCGGACCGGCACCCGCGAAGGAGTCGCGTTCCCCAGCCTGACGTCGCAGCGCGGCGACCGGCTCATCATCGACGACCCGCATTCGACCGAGACGGCCGAGAGCCCGGCCGAGCGGCTCAAGACCACCAGGCGGTTCCGCGAGGGCGCGGTCAACCGGCTCAACGACCAGGAGCGGAGCGCGATCGTCGTCATCATGCAGCGCCTGCACGAGGACGACGTCTCCGGCACCATCCTCAAGCACGGCATGGGGTACACGCACCTCTGCCTGCCGATGGAGTTCGAGCCTGACCGACGGTGCGTGACCACCATCGGCTTCCGGGACCCGCGCACCGCCGCGGACGAGCTGCTCGACCCGGCCCGCTTCCCGGCGGCGACGGTCCGGCAGCTGCAGAACGACATGGGCAGCTACGCCTACGCCGGGCAGTACCAGCAGCGGCCGGCGCCGCGCGAGGGCGGGCTGTTCAAGCGGCACTGGTTCCCGATCGAGCGCGCCGCGCCCGCCGGGTGTACCTGGGTCAGGGCGTGGGACTTGGCGGCGAGCGAGGCCAAGGCCGGGAGCCAGCCGGCCTTCACGTGCGGCCTGCGGATCGGGCGGTCACCGGCCGGCCGCTACTTCATCGACGACGTCCGCCGCGATCGGCTCTCCCCCGGCAAGGTCGAGGAGCTGATCAAGAGGACCGCCCAGCAGGATCAAGCCGCGCGGCCCGGCTGCCGGATCTCCCTGCCGCAGGACCCGGGGCAGGCCGGCAAGGCGCAGGCGCAGTACCTCGTCGGTCAGCTCGCCGGGTTCGTCGTTCGGGCCACGCCCGAGAGCGGCGACAAGGTCACCCGCGCCGAGCCCGTGTCCGCCCAGGCCGAGGCCGGCAACATCGTCCTGATCGAGGGGGCCTGGAATGAAGCGTTTCTCGATGAGGTCTCGTCGTTTCCAAGCGGCAGCTTCAAGGATCAGGTCGACGCACTCAGCCGCGGCTTCGGTGAGCTCGCGAAGCCGGCCTACGGGCTACTAGGGGTCCTCGACTGATGTGGTTCGTCGACACCTTCAAGAATTTGCTCTCCGGGCTCGGGACGGCCCGGGACAAGGCGAGCGCGAATGTGCACGTCTTCGTCCCGCGCACGCCGGACCAGATCCTGGCCGCCTACCGCGGCAACTGGATCGCCCGGAAGATCGTCGACATCGTGCCCTTCGACGAGCTGCGCGAGTGGCGCGCGTGGCAGGCCAAGCCGGCCGAAGTCCAGGCGATCGAAGAGGCCGAGAAGACGCTGCGCATCCCCGAGATCCTGCTGCGCGCGCGGCGGCTCGCACGCCTTCAGGGTGGCTCGGTCATCGTCATCGGGGACGGGCAGACGGATCAGACCGTCCCGCTCGACCCGAAGCGGCTCAAGCAGGGCGGGATCAAGTGGCTGGCCGTGTTCGGCCGCTACGAGATCACCCCCGGTGAGCCGATCCGCGACCCGGCCTCGCCCTGGTTCGGCGAGCCGAGAATGTGGGAGCTGAACACCGACGCCGGTCCTCAGCGCATCCACCCGTCCCGCGTCGTGCGTCTCGTAGGCGCCCCGATCCTCGAGGCGAACCACCTGGCGACCGAGCAGGGGTGGGGCGACAGCATCCTGCAAGCCGTCTTCGACGCCGTCGATCAGGCGACCTCGTCCGCCGGCTACGTCAACGCGATGCTGCCCGAGGCCAAGCAGGATGTGATCTTCGTCCCCGGCCTCTCGACGCACCTCTCGACGGCGGCCGGGACGGCGGCTCTGACGAAGCGGTTCGAGTACGCCGCGCAGACGAAATCCGTGCTCGGGATGCTCCTCCTAGAAGGCGATGGTCGCTCGCCGGAGGGCGAGGTCTACCAGCAGAAGCAGCTCTCGTTCACGGGTCTGCCAGACGTCGTGCGGATGTTCCTGATGATCGCCTCGGCCGCCGCGGACGTCCCGGCGACCCGGCTCCTCGGCCAGTCGCCGCAGGGGCTCAACGCGACCGGGGACTCTGACACCCGGAACTATTACGACCACGTCGCCGCCCGGCAGAAGGTCGAGCTGACGCCCGCAATCGCGCGCCTCGACGAGTACCTGATCATCCACGCGCTCGGCACGCGCCCGCCTGAGATCTGGTACGAGTGGCGCCCCCTCTACCAGCCGAGCCTCAAGGAACGGGCCGACGCCTTCCAGACCGTCGCCAATGCCATCGGGTCGCTCGCGACCGCGGCCGTCATGCCGGACGAGGTCCTGGCCGAGGGCGTGAAGGGCTGGGCGCAGGACAGCGGGTTGCTGCCGGGCATCGACGCCGCCTATCGGCGGGTCGGGACTCTCGTGCCGCGCCAGGGGAGCGAAGACGACCTCGGGCCGGACGGCCGGCCGATCGCCGGCAGCGGCCGGGATCCTGAGGGCGAGGACGAGCGCGGCAACGTGGTCCCCTTCCGGCGGGTCGTCGGCGACGCCACGCCGCGCACCCTCTACGTCTCGCGCAAGCTCAAGAACGGCGACGATCTGCTCGCCTGGGCGCGCAGCCAGGGCTTCACCGACCTGATGCCGGCCGGCGAGTTGCACGTCACGATCGCCTACAGCCGCACGCCGCTCGACTGGATGAAGGCCGGGCAGACCTGGCAGGGCGAGGAGCTGAAGATCAGCGCCGGTGGCCCGCGCGTCATCGAGCGGTTCGGCGAGGCGACCGTCCTTCTGTTCGCCTCGGACGAACTACGGTGGCGCTGGCAGGAGATCCGGGACGCGGGCGCCTCGTGGGATCATCCCGAGTATCAGCCGCACGTCACCTTCACGTGGGCGGCCGGGAACGTCGATCTGTCCAAGGTCCAACCGTACAACGGTCCGCTGATTTTGGGCCCCGAGATCTTCGAACCGGTCGATGAGGACTGGCGGGCCAAGATCGAGGCCGCCGAGTAGGCGGTCGGCGCCGAAAACTGGGTTTCCGGCAGTTTCCGGCAGTTTCCGGCGGGTACCCCTTGACACCGACCAATCCCGATAGCGCGCCGCAGCTTTGCTCGGCCCAGGAGCCACCATGAGCCACGTCGACAGCGCCTCGGACGACCGCACCGCCAACAACGCCGTACGCCACCAGTACCGGGTCCTGAGCGAGGACGAGAAGGCGAAGATGGTCGCCGTCAAGGATGCCGGGGCGGCGTTCCTGACGCTGCTCGACAGTCTCGCGACGCCTCCGGTGCCCGTCGAGGGTCAGCCCGGCATGGCGATGGGCACCTTCGACCGCGAGCTGCACATCGCCCGCGAGCGGATCGAGGAAGCGACCATGTGGGCGGTTAAGCACATTACGGCTGATCGTCCCAAGGGCCGTGTGTCCGACCCGGCCCCGGCCGATACCGGCGGCGTCAGCCTGCGCCCGGCAGGCGCCTGACCGCGATGCGGATCTCGGTCGACGAGCGCGACCCCGGGCACCGGCTCCATGCCGAGGCCAAAGCCCAGGGCATCGACTTCATCGTGACGCTCGACGGCGTGCGGCAGCTCGAAGCCATCACCGCCGACGACCTGAGCGGCGAGGTTGTCCGGCACGCGGTCGACGCGCTCGGCAACCTGAAGCTCGATCCGGCCCGGCCCGGGGAGGCGTTGCGCGAGACCGTTCGCGGCCGCGTCCGGATCATCCGCAAGCACCCGTACTGGCGCCAGGACTAATGCGCTACGACCTCGCCGCCTTGGCCCGCCGCCGGGGCGTCCGCCGCAAGGCCATCGTGTTCCGCCCGATCGAGCCGACGCAGGCTCTGGCCGGGCTCCTGGCGGCGATCGGCGAGGATCTGGTGCGCGAGGCCGAGACCGGCATCCGTGAGGCGCTGCTACCCGTCTACGCGCCGCGGCCGGTGCTCACGCAGGACGATACCGCGAGCACCGTCGGGGACGCCCTGGCGACGGTCGCGACCGGCCTGAGGCGCCTCGCGCTGATGATCGGCCCCAAGGTCCGGGAATGGGCCGTCAGGGTCGAGGAGTGGCACCGCCCGCGGTTCGCGGCCGGCGTGAGGGCGGGCACCGGTGCGGACGTCGTTGCCTTCCTGACCGCGCCGGACGCCGAGGATCAGGTCTCTGCCGCGGCCGAGTGGGCGGCATCGCTCATCACCAGCCTGAGCGAGGACCTGCAGAAGGAAGTCGCCTCGCTCACCTGGGCGGCCTACGCGCAGCAGACCCCGCGCGAAGAACTGGCCAAGCAGCTGCAGGAGCGCCTCGGGATCGCGCACAACCGCGCCCGGTTCATCGCCCGGGACCAGACGACGAAGCTCGCCGCCGCGCTCGACCGGATGCGCCAGCAGGAAGCGGGCATGGACCGATACCGCTGGCGCCACTCCGGGAAGCTGCACCCCCGGCCCGAGCACGTCGCCCGGGACGGCAAGATCTTCCGCTGGTCGGATCCACCGGCCGGCGGGCACCCCGGCACGGAGCCGAACTGCGGCTGCCGTGCGCAGGCTTACCTCTCACTGGACTGACCCCATGCTGCGAACCCCTCGCCTACTCGCCAGCGCCTTGCTGGTGCTGACGCTCGTCGCGGGCTCGGCTGGTGCCCGCCAGTATCTGAACTCAGGGGGCCGCGGCGAGGTCTCTCAGGGCGTCGTGCCAGAGGTCGGCGACGCGGCGGTCAGCGCCTCGAACCCGCTGCCCGTTACGATGTCGTCGGGCGGCACCACCACCTCGGGCGCCCTGCAACCGCCCACCGCGGCCGCCGGCAAGATCGTCGCCACCTCCGTTGCGCTGACGTCCAACACCTCGACGCAGCTCGTGGCGGCCAACGTCGAGCGCATCGGGGTTGAGATCCAGTGTGACGGCACCGGCGTGGTCGGGGTCTCGCGCACTGGCGCGACGCTCACCAGCGCCACAGCCGCGCCCCTGGTCATCCCGAGCGGGTCGTATCCGCTCTACACCATGCCGATCGCCACCCTCACCGCGATCACCGCATACACCGGCACGGCGCAGACCTGCCGCGTCACGGAGTACCTGCGTTGATGCTGCGTCGCGTCGTCCTCGCGCTCTGCGGACTGCTGGTCGCGACCGCGGCCGGCGCGCAGATCCTCCCCGGCCGCAGCCCAGGCTTCAGGTCGGGCTTCCAGTTCATCGGCGCTGGCGGCTTCCCCACGCCCGGCGCCGTGGTCGACTACGACTTCCGGAACGACCGCTACACCGGCCCGGCGATCTCGGTCACGCGCTCATCGGCGGCCTATGTCGATGACGCTGCCGGCAACTGGACGCTCGTCCCGGCGAACACCCTGCGGCGGTCCAACAAGGGCGCCCTGATCGAAGGCGCGCAGACGAACGCGATCCGCAACAACTCCATGCAGGGCGCCGTGGTCGGGAGCCCTGGGACGCTGCCGACGAATTGGGGCCTTACCTCGGGCGGGCTGACACTTTCCGTTGTCGGCATTGGCACAGAAAGTGGCATTGATTATATCGATGTCCGATTCAGCGGTACGCCTTCAAACACCTTTGCCCAGCTCTTCTTTGAGACGAGCACAGGGGTGGCTGCGGCTGCTGGGCAGATTTGGACCGCATCATTCTTCCATAAACTAGTTGGCGGATCGTTAGCGAATATCTCTGCTATTAACTGCCAGTCTGCAATAATTGGCGGCTCAGGAAGTGTCTCTGTCCCATTGGCGCCTGGAATGTCCGCCCTGGGGCAGAATAGAGCATCCGCCACGGCTACTGCTGGCGCGGGTGCGACGAATGCGCGACCGGCGATGTCGTTGGCGCTGACCGTTGGCGCCGCGGTGGACTTCACCGTCCGCATCGGCTGGCCCCAGCTAGAGCAATGGTCAACGAGCGTCACGTCGGTCGGCGGCGCGTCCTCGCCCATCCGCACCACCGGGGTGGCAGCGACCAGGGCGGCCGATGTGGTGACTGGAGTACTTACATCCGCTTTGAGCACGCTGTCATTGGCTGGTGTCGTGCAGCCGATTATCCCGACACTTTCAGGCGGAATTCTGCGGGTTGGGACGGCGAGTGATCGCATAGATATCAGGGCGAGTTCAACTACGGGCGCCGCTTTCCAAGCGCAGCCCGTGGTCGGCAGTGCGGCGCAGGCGCAGCTCAATGCTGCGGCCGGGTCGTTGCCGGCAGCTACACGCAATGCGTTTGCTTACGCAGGCACGAGTGGCGATCAAGCGGCGTCGATTGCGGGAGGCGCTATTGTCTCCAACGCTCCCGCATTATTCCCCACGGCTACTGCGCTGACGGTGGGAGGCGGCGGGCAGCCTTGGAACGGCTACATCGAACGCCTCGTCATCTATTCGGCCCGTCCGTCGAACGCACAGCTGCAGACCCTGTCCACCCTTTCGAATTGGGGCGGCTGATGATGCGCGACCTCCTCTTCCGCTTCTCCGACGAGGCATCCGCACATGCTGCCCTCGACCCGCTCGGGTTCGGGTCGGCCGAGGGATGGGACCAGTCGCGTGTGCTGCCCGTCTCGCTGATGGTCGACTGGATGCCCGGTCCGGTCGACCCGGAGACGGGCGTCCCGACCAAGATCCCGGTCCGCGCGGAGGGCTACTGGATCGTGGTCTCCGTCGCCGGCGACACGGACGCGCTCTATGCGATCCCGGAGTGCATGCGCGAGGCCGACCGCGAGGCGGCGGAGCGGCACGAGCCGTATGTCATCCGCGAGCGCTTCACCGCCGAGCAGCTGGCCGTGCCGTGGTCGATCACGCCGCAATGGTGTGGTGTCCAGTACCGCCATCCGCAGGATCCCCCCGCCGATGCTGCGTCGTAGCCTGATCCTGGCCGCGCTCGCGGCCGTCCTCAGCTTCGGATCGGTCCGGGCGGGCCTCGATGTGCCGCCATCCGCGAATAGCGGCATGGTCCTGCCGATGCCGTTCGTGCGGTCCGGCGATCCCTACTTCCTGGCCGCCGGTACGGCCCCGCGTCAGTATGAGGTTTCGCAGCCGCCCGGCACGACGAGCTACCGGTTCGTCAACCCGTGCGAGGTCGACATCCGCATCAAGACGGTTGCCAGCAAGACCGAGTCTGTGACGGCGACGACGGGCACGCGGTTCCTCGCCCGGTCGAGCGAGACCTTGGCGTCAACCGTGCCGCTGAGCAACCCGCGCATCGTCTCGATCATGACGGTGAGCGATCCCGGACCGGCGGGGTGCGTGACCGAGCTGCAGTACGGGAACGGGACATGACGATGCGCCTCGTCTCGGCCGCCCTGGCCGTCGCGCTCGCGCTGACGCTCGCGCCGAGCGGCGCGGGTGCCCGCGGGATCGCCAGCCCCGGCGTCGGCCGAGCCGGCCCGCAGGGTGAGCCAGGACCTCAGGGGGAGCCCGGGGCGCGTGGCGAAAAGGGAGACAAGGGCGATGCGGGCGCGCACGGCGCGAGAGGCGAAGCGGGACCGCAAGGACTACCCGGCCCCGCGGGTGAGCGCGGCCCGGCTGGGTCCGCTGGGGCTCAAGGTGTCCCTGGACCAGCTGGTCCGATCGGCCCGGCTGGACCGAAAGGCGAAACCGGGCCGCAGGGTCCGCAAGGCCCCCAGGGTGCCGCCGGCAGTCAGGGCGCGGTTGGACTTCCTGGTCCTGCTGGGCCGCAAGGGCTGAAGGGCGACACGGGGGCCACCGGCGCGGCGGGGGCGCAGGGGGTGCCGGGCCCTACCGGGCCGGCCGGGCCTACGGGTCCGGCTGGGGCGCCTGGACCCGCCGGCCCAACTGGCCCAACGGGTCCCACTGGCGCGGCCGGCGCTCCGAAGCGCGTCGAGCGCTACACCCGGCCGGCTAACACCTCGGGCGTGGCTACCTATACGTGGCCGGCCTGCACCGCGGAGGCCGACGTCGAGCCGATCATCGGCTGGGCGACCATCAACGGCCTGACCCAGATGGTGACCGGCGGCGTCACCTCGCAAACCCTCTCGGGCGCAACGGTGGCGGTGAAGGTCAGCCAGGGGACGCTTGCCCTCGCGGCCAGCCCGTTCCGAGACGCGCCGTCCGGTACTCAGCTCACCATCCGCGTGATCTGTCCATAGGTCATCCCCATGCAGTTCTTCGACAAGTTGAGCCTCGGCGCGCCCGCCGAGATCGCGAACGCTCGTTCGGCGCGCAACGGCTCGCTGATCGTGCAGGCTCGCGCCGCCCGGGGCGGGAATATTCAGGACTACCTCGGGGCCGAGGTCGGCCGCCCGGATCTGCCGATAGTGCGGGTCTACCGCGACGCCGACGAGGTGTTTCGGGCCGAGTCCCTGCGCACCTTCGGCCACAAGGCCGTGACGCTCGATCACCCCGCCAGCCCGGTGACCACGAAGACGTGGCGCTCGGTGGCGCGCGGGCATGTCGGCGACGAGGTCGTGCGCGACGGCGAGTTCGTGCGGATCCCCATGATGGTCGCCGATCAGGAGGCCATCGACGCCGTGCAAGGCGGCAAGCGCGAGATTTCGGTCGGGTACTCCTGCGACCTCGACTTCACCGCGGGCAAGACGGCCGACGGCCGCGAATACGACGCCCGCCAGATCAACATCGTGGTCGACCACGTCGCGATCGTGGATCGCGGCCGCGCCGGCCCCGACTGCCGCATCGGCGATCAGCGCCCCGCCGAGGCGAAGACCATGCGGGCGCTCGATCAGCAACCCCAGCAGAAGGACCCGCGCCCTATGACCGAGCGCACCATCGTGGTCGACGGCCACTCCATCCTCGTCTCCGACGCCGCGGCCATCGCGTTCGCCGGTCAGGCGAAGCAGATCGGCACCCTGACGGCCGACAACCTCTCGCTCACCGCGCAGCTCAACGACGCCCGCACCGCGCACGCGCAGGCGATCACGGTCAAGGATGGCGAGATCGCCACCTTGCGCACCACCATCGAGACCAAGGATGGCGAGATCGCCGCCCTGAAGCGTCAGCTCGAAGACGCCGCGTCGCCGGCCGCTCTCGACGCCGCGCTCGTCGCCCGCGAGGCGGTGGTCTCGGTCGCCAAGATCGTCCTCGGCGACGCCTTCTCGCCGGTCGGCAAGACCGACGCCCAGATCCGCCGCGAGGTCGTCACGGCCAACCTCGGCGACGAGGCCAAGGCGATGACCGACGCCGAGATCACCGGCGCCTTCAAGCACGCCGCGACCACCGCCAAGCCCCGCGACGTCCTGCGCGACGCGATCGCGGGCGGCGTCAAGCCCGTCGGCGGCGCCGGCACGCAGGTTCAGGACTCTGCCTACGAGGAGCTGCGCGGCCAGTACGGCGAGGCGTGGAAGCAGCGGACCGGCACCGCGGCCGCCGCCTGACCGGCGGCTGAACACCGGGGCTCCTGACGGGGCCTCTCACCCCCAACCGCAACAACGGAGACAGCGGCTATGCCGACCGTTCAGAGCAGCTACGCGGCCACTCAGGCCCGCGCCTACGAGGGTATGCAGGGCGATATGAGCCCTCCGGACATCCAGAGCCGGATCATCGAGAACGTGGCCGGCATCGGCTTCGGCAAGGCGGCCTACCAGGGCACGACCGAGCAGGGGATCGACACCACCGGCTCGATCTTCGTCGGCGTGACCCTGGCCGACAAGAATGCCCGCCCGAACGCCGCCGGAACCGACCTGCTCGCGAAGGGCGATACGGTCCCGGTGATGCAGAAGGGCGACGTGTGGGTAGTCGTCTCCGGCGCGGTGACGCTCGGCGCCGCGGCGTTCGTGACGCCCGCCGGTGCCTTTACCGCGACCTCGGCCGGCAACACCGCGATCAAGGGTCAGTTCTTGACCGCGGCGAGCAACGGGCAGCTCGCCCTTCTCAAGCTCAACCTCCCCTGATCCGGCTTCCACGGATCTTCCCCCCAGCAGCATTGCAAGAGGAGTCGCTGACCATGCGTGGCCAGTACACTGTTGACGCTCTGCGTGCCCTGGCCTTTCTGGTCAGCCAGCAGGCGTATATCGAGCCCGTCGTCTACCGGACGCAGTACCCGGCGGTTCGCTACCCCCGCCTGATCCCCGTCGATACGAACGCCCCCGAGTGGATCCCCTCGGTGATGTACTTCTCGATGGACACGGTCGGCGCGGCCAAGTGGCTGTCCGGCAACGCGCACGACGTGCCCCGGGCCGACGTGCTGCGCAACCAGTTCGAGACCTCCGTCTCGATGGCCGGCATCGGCTACGGCTACGACCTCGAAGAGCTCGGCAAGGCGCAGCTGCTCGGCATGCAGCTGACGACCGACAAGGCCGCCGCGGCCCGCCAGGGCTCCGAGGAGTTCATCGACCGCGTCGCCCTGTTCGGCGATACGGCCAAGGGCTACTCCGGTCTGCTCAACCACCCGAGCGTCACGGCGGGCTCCGCCCCGGCGACCGGTTCGGGCAGTGCCACGACGTTCGCGAGCAAGACGCCCGAGCAGATCATCGGTGACGTGAACACCGCGCTCACCGGGATCTTCACGGGCTCGCTCAACATCGAACTCGCGGACACCCTGCTGTTCCCCTACGAGCACCTGACGGCGCTCAGCACCCGGCGGATCGACACCGCGAACCAGACGACGGTCCTCGAATGGATCCGTCGGAACAACATCTACACCCTGGAGACCGGGCAGCCGCTCGACATCATGGGTGTGCGCGGCTTGGAGACCGCCGGTGCCGGCGGCACGGCCCGCATGATGGCCTACCGGCGTGACCCGACCGTCCTGAAGCTCTGGCTCCCGATGCCGTTCCGGTTCTTCCCGGCGTGGCAGACCGGTCCCTTCCGCTTCGACGTGCCCGGCGCCTTCCGCCTCGGCGGGGTCGACATCCGCCGCCCCGCGGCCTGCCGCTACCTCGACGGCATCTGATCCGGCGGCCCGGTCGCCGGGCCACGGGACGAGACTATGGGCGTCCGCCGACGCCTCCCCCTCTACGAAGCTGCCGCAGGAGGCATCGCGATGGTCGAGCACACGAACCGGGCGAAAGGCCCGCGCATCATCTATACGAAGGGCCCGGACGAGACGCCGGTCGCGCGCACCCTAGCCCCGGGCGAGACCGCCGACGTCGAGCTGTTCAAGGCGGTCGACAAGGACCCGGTCGTCAAGGCGTGGGTCGATGCCGGCGAGCTGGTCATCGGCTCCGGCGCGGCGGCCGATTCCTCGAATGACCAGGGCGGCGGGTCGCAGGACAACGGCGGCGACCAGGGCGGCCAGCAGGCCCCCGACTTCGACGCCATGGGCGAGGACGAGCTGCGCGCCTACCTCAAGGCCCGCGGCATCACCCCCGACGGCCGTGTCGGCCGCGCCAAGCTCATCGAGGCCGCCAAGGCGGCGCCGGTCGAGCCGACGGCCTGACCTATGGCCTATACCGCGCCGACCGCCTCTGATCTGAGGACGCGCTTCCCCGCCTTCGCGGCGATCGGTGACGTGCCCGTGACCGCGGCGCTGGCCGAGGCTGAGACGCGTGTCGATGCCTCATGGCCGGACGCCCTGCGGACTGCGGGCGCGCTCTACTACGCCGCGCATATCCTGACCCTGGACGGGCTCGGCACCAGCACCGAGGCGCAGCTGGCGGGCTTCCGCCGCCTACGGATCGGCAGCCTGGAATTGGAGAGCGCCTCCGCGGGCGCCGCGGCTGCCGACCTCCTGCTGCAGACCAGCTACGGCCGCCGCTTCGCCGACCTCGCGCGGGGGGTGAGCGGCCCCGGCATCCTGGTGGTGTGATGGGCCTTCTCGACGGCGGTCTTCAGGCGGTGTTCGCGGGCGCGTTCGGGCCGCTGTTTCTCGACGGCGTCCTGCATGTCGCGACCACCACGCCCGACGGCCTGGGCGGCTATACCACCACCACCGTCGACCACCCGGTGAAAGGCATGGTCGACGGCTACTCTGAGGGCTACCGGACCCGGTTCGGCATCCCCGACACCGACGTCCGCCTGATCGTTCTGCAGCATGGCGTCGGCGCGGTTCCAAGTACGGACGGCGAGATCACCCTGCGCGGCGCCCGCTGGCGCATCGTCGGGCCGATCGAGCAGGATCCAGCGCAGGCCGCCTGGACCATGCGGGCGAGGCCCGCCTGATGGCGACCGTGCACGTCAACTTCGACGGCATGGAGCGCCTGCGCGCCTCGGTTCGCGCGGAGGTCGGGCGCACGGTCTATGCGGCGGCGGACCTCGTTGCTTCCGACGCGGCCCTGTCGATCGTGCGGGGTTCGGTTTCCGGCGCCGGCCACGTGCCCAGCCGACCGGGCGAGCCTCCGAACGCCGACACCCGGCAGCTCGACACGAGCATCATCGTGCAGCCGGACCTCGCGAACCTGCGGGCGACGGTGGTCGCTCAGGCGCCCTACGCCGTTCATCTCGAATACGGGACGCAGAAGATGGCGGCTCGCCCCTATCTCCGGCCGGCGCTCATCCGGAACCAGGATGAGATGCAGGCCATGATCGCCGCCGCCGTCGCGCGTGCCACGCGGCAGCTCAGCATCTTCGGGCGCGCTCGTGCCGCGCTGAGCCGTCTCTTCCGGCGCTGACCCGTGCAGGAACTCTCGAACGCCCTCGCCGCCGTGATGATCGGCGACACCACGCTGACGGCGCTGCTGGGCACCTTCCAGGGCGGCCCGAGCGTCCTGACCAAGCGGCCCGTGCCGGAGGCGGCGCGGCGGCCCATCGCGCTTGCCGCCACAACCGTGTCCGACCTGCCGGCCGACATGATCGGCCCTGCGGTGGGTCGGATGATCGAGCGCGACATCGCGGTGATCGGCGGCCCGGACCACTACGAGCGCGTGGTCCTGGCGGCCGAGCGCATCCGCAACCTGTTCCACCGCAACCGCTTCCCGGTCGCCGGCTGGGGCAACCTGATGGTGCTGGCCCGCGGCCCGATCGACGGTCCGGCCGACACGCCCCAGGACATCGCCCGGATCGTCACCCTGCAGATCCGGCTCCTGCGCTTCTCCTGACGCTTTCGGCGCGCCGCCGCGCGCCCCGCCTTCACCAGCCCTTCGGCAAGGCCCCCAAGGCGCTCCTGCGCCGCATCCTGACATCGGAGCAGAGCTATGCCCTACCAGACCGGGCGCAATATCGCTGTCGCCTACGCCGCGGAGTCGACCTTCGGCACCATCGCGGGCGCCGGCACGTCGAAGATCTTCCGCCCGAACTCGGGCTCGATCAGCCTGACCAAAGAGGCGATCCGCTCGAACGAGAACCGGCGCGACGGGCAGATGACCCGCGGCCGGCATGGCTCGCGGTCCGTCGGCGGCTCCTACACCGGCGACCTCAGCCTGGGCTCCTACGACGATTTCATCCAGGCGGTGATGCGCGGCACCTTCGATGCCCCGCTCGCGCTGAGCGGCCTATCCCTGACGGCGGACAACGCCGCGCGGACCATCACGCGCTCGGCCGGCTCGTGGATCACCGACGGTGTCCGCGTGGGCGACGTCGTGCGCTTCGGTGCCTGGACGACCACGGCCAACAACAACAAGAACTTCCGCGTCACCGGCCTGACCGCCACGGTGATGACCGTGGCCGAGGCCCCGACGACGGTCGGCACCGCGCAGACCGCCATCACCCTCTCGCGGCCGAAAAAGGTGCTCATGGGCACGACGCCGCGCTCGTTCACCATCGAGGAGAGCGAGATCGACATCGACGGCTCGGAAGTCTTCCTGGGCTGCCGGATCGGTCAGATGCAGTTGCGGCTCGCGCCGAACGGCATGGCGACCGTCACGTTCACGATCGTCGGTCAGGACATGCAGGTCATGACCGGCGCTCAGTCGCCCTACTTCACCTCGCCGGTTGCGACGACGTCGATCGGCATGACGGCGGTCGAGGCGGCCATTCGGCTCGGCAACGGTGACATCCTCGACGCGACGTCGCTCGATCTGTCGATCAACCTCAACGCGGCTGGGCAGGCGGTGGTCGGTAACGTGCTGACCCCGGACGTGTTCACGAACCTCGCGACGGTCGAGGGTTCGATCACGGCGCTGCGCCAGGACGTCACCCGCGTGCAGAGTTTCCTCAACGAGGATCAGCTGTCGCTCCACCTGATGTTCACCGAGAACGAGACGGAGCCGAAAGACTTCTGCTCGTTCTTCCTCGGCAACATGAGCCTGTCGAGCGCGACCAAGTCGGAACTCGGCTCCGATGGCCCGCGCACGCAGCAGCTCTCACTCCTGGTCGGCGTCGATGAGCGGGGCGGCGCCTTCGACAACACCACCGTCAAGTACCAGACGAGCGCCCCGTAAGCGCCCGGCTGACCGCAGGCGCAACCTTCCTCGGGGCGTCGCGCCAGCCCCCGACCTGAGAGCCCGACATGGCCAAAGTACCCCCGAAGGAAGCCGCGGTCCGCGAGGCCGCGAAGACGCTCGCCGCCGCCGTCCGCGAGGCGCGCGCCGACGGCTACACCGTCGTGCTGCCGACCACGCCCGAAGGTCTCGAAGCGATCGAGATCAGCGAGACGGCGGCCCGCCACACCGACGCCCAGCCGATCGCGCTGACACCGGCCCCGGCCGGCTCGCGCGTCGAGCGGCTTGCCCCCGAGGCGCCGGCTGAGACCGCGCGCTGACCCGCTGCCCGCCGCCGCGGGCTCACCCGTCGCCGCTGCGTGACCCTGATCCCGGGCACGCGGGGCGGCACGAGGGGGCGGTACGGCGGTGCCGTCCCCTCACTCTCCCGCCGGAGATCGATATGGACCTCTCGAAATTCGACACCGCCAAGGCCGCCGCGAGCGGCGCTCTCCTGCAGCTGCGCGATCCCGCCACCGACGCCCCGCTCGTGAACGAGACCGGCGAAGCGGTCGGCATCCTGCTCGCCGGCATCGACAGCGAGCAGTATCAGCAGGCGCTGCGCGCCCAGCAGAACCGCCGCCTCGCCAAGCGCGGGCGGAAGGCCGGCACGCTCACGGCCGAGGAGTTGGATGCGGACGGCCTCGAACTGATCGTCGCCTGCACGCTCGGCTTCCAGAACGTCGTCGTGGATGGCGCGGCGGTCGAGGCGACGCCCCAGGCCGCGCGGGCGTTCTACAAGCGATTCCCGCCCTTCCGTGAGCAGGCCGACGAGTTCATCGGCGAGCGCAGCCATTTTTTGGCGAAGTCCTCGACGACCTCGCAGCCTACGCCGAGCACCAATTCGGTCTGAGCGCGAGGCAGCCGGACGGCACGACCGCGCGCGAGCACTTGGAACGCGCGGTCGAGAACGCCCGGACCGAGGAGCGTCGCCGAGCCCTTCAGGAGGAGCTTGACGGCCCGCCGGCTCCCGAAGGTGCGGAGCACCTGTGGGACACCTTCATGCGGATCTCGACGCGGCGCGGGTCGACCGGCTTCGGCGCCGCGCCGCTCTCGTGGTCCGATCTCGACGCCTTCGTGCGGATGACCCGGTGCCCGCTGAGCCCGTGGGAGATCGAGGTCATCGAGCGCCTGGACGACCTGTTCATGGCCGAGCAGGCGCGGGCGGTGAAGGCGGGGAAGTAAGAGGAAAGGGTGCCAAACTTTCGCGCAAATTGCACGAGTGCGGAGGTTTGCATTCGTTCAAGGGTTAGGATTTAGCATCGCTGCTGTTGCCGTCTAAAACCCCAGTGCGCTCAAGAATGCTGCGCAGATCCTTTAATAGAGCGCGCGTTACCTCTCGATTGTATTTGTTACCGTAGCTTTTATCCTTCTCGACCGAAACGCTGATTTGATCAAGAAGGCCCGCAACAGAGTGTTGTGGCGGGAATTTCTCCTCCAACGCCTTGACAATGAGCGTGTTCATGGAAACGCCCTGCGTTTCGGCGGCCGCCGCTATGCGGTCGCGCAAGCCAGGCGGCATGCGAACCTGGAAGCGTTCGGCGAGGTCGCTCGGGAACTTGCTGTCGGGCTGCATACCCCGTGATGTCAAATCGCACGCACCATTTCCATGGGTGCGAGTTGACACCATCGCAGGTGCCGCGTAGCTTATGAGTGCGACTCGCACTCAAGGAGATATCATGTATCCGAGCGAGGCGGCGCCAAGGCTTCTCGTCCGTCTTCCCCCTGACCTGAAAGACTTCGTTGTGAGCGAAGCGCAGCGTAACGGCTCATCGCAGAACAGTGAGGTCATTCGCGCCGTCAGGGAGCGGATGGAGCGCCAGAGGCTCCAAACGAAAGCGGCCCCGGAAGGTGCTGGAACACCCGCCGAGGCCTGACAGCCACCCCAACCCGCTGAGGAAGAAAGATGGCCTGCACCAAGTCTACCACAGGTCCCGTGACCCGCGCCATCCAGGCGATGCGCAACGATACCCCCACCCTCATCGTCCCGCGCCGTGGGTTCATCGCGAGAGCGCTCGGCTTCACGGCCGCAGGCGCCGCGCTGAGCGTGCCGGTGCTGGCGGTCGAGACGCCGGCCGACCGCATCGCCTACCACCGCGCCGAACTCGAGAAGGCATTCCGCGAGTACTACGCCAGCGCACCAGTGATCGTGCGGAGCAACGACCTCACGCGCGAGTACTTGCTGGAGCGTCAGCCGACCAGCGTGGCGTGCCTGATGTTCATGGCGGGGCCGGTCGAGGTTCAGGGAGGTCGGGCATGACTGAACTCGTTACCGTTCCCTTCCATGGCGACACGCTGTTTTGCGCTCGCGAGGAGCGGCGGATCGGCGTCGCAATCAAGCCCATCTCGGACCGACTCGGCCTCTCGTGGTCGGGGCAGTACGAGCGCCTCAACCGCGATCCGATCCTCGCCGAGGGTATTCGCGTAACACGAATGCCTTCGGTGGGCGGCGAGCAGGAGACCGTGACCCTCGACCTTCCGCTTCTGCCCGGGTGGCTGTTCGGGGTCAGCGTGAAGCGGGTCAGGGCCGAGTGCCGCGAGGCGGTGCTCCTCTACCAGCGCCGCTGCCACGACGTGCTCCATCGGCACTTCTTCGGCGGCGAGGAAGGGAGGGCCGTCGTGGCCACTGCTCCACACCCTGCCCATGAGGAGCCGATGCGGGTTCGCCGCCAACTCGTGACCGAGGCTCGCCAGACCTTCGGGGTTCGGGCGGCGGGCAGTCTGTGGTTTGCTCTCGGCTTGCCGGTCGTCCCCGAGATGCACGAGCCGCCCCGGCAGGGCGACTTCGGATTTACCTACACGGCGCGGCCGCTGCCGTAGCGCCATCCACCACCACACCAGAGATCCCGCCGTTCCAGGGCGGGCAGAGCGCGACGTTTCAGGGCTTCAGCGGCCCCGGCGTCGCATGTGCGACCCCTGACGCGCTCCGGGCCTGGAAGGCCGGGCGCCGCTGGAGACCATCATGGCAAAGAAGACCGAAGACACTGCCGAGATCAGCATCGTTCCCCTGCGCCGCGGCTCGGTTCGGCTGCGGATCATCGGACAGACGCCGTTGTTCCAGAACAGAATGGCGAACAAAGCCAAGCAGCAGCTGCTGGTCGGCGGCCAGAGAAAGAGCAAGGCCGATCGCGCTCAGATCAAGCACAACCCGCTGCAGGAGTACCGCGACAGCGCCGAGATCCTGCCGGCCGGACCGACCGCTCTTGGTCTGCGTGTCGTCGCGGTGAAGGCGGCCATGGCGACGGCCGCCCTGGAGACGCCCGGGCTCACGAAAACGTCGGCACAGCGGCTGATCTTCATGCCGGGCGATCATGTTCCTCTCTACGGTACGCCGCAGCTTCGTATGGATGTGGTCCGGTCTGCCGACATCAATAGAACGCCAGACGTGCGCACCCGGTGCTTCCTTCCGAAATGGGGCGCAGAAGTTGAGGTGCAGTTCATCGTCCCGCAGCTCTCGGTAATTTCTGTTGTGTCGCTCCTCTGCAACGCCGGCGTTCTGGTCGGGGTGGGCGATTATAGACAAGAGAAAGGCAAGGGCGCCTTCGGCAGCTTCCGAGTGCTCGGCGAGGGCGAAGACGATGACGAGTGGGACGACCTCGTTGCGAACCACGGGCGTGCCGCCCAGGAAGCCGCGCTCGCTGACCCAGCTTATGCGGACACCGACACTCGTGACCTGATGGAGTTCTTCCACGCCGAGACCAAGCGGAGGGCTGCCTGATGGCCAAGTTCACCAAGGCGCTCCGCCAGCAGATCGTCCAGGAGTTTGCGACCCGTCACAACGGCCGCTTCAACCCGGAAAGGTTCGTGGAGGAGGTGCGCCGGAAGGGCGCGAGCCATCCGGCCTACGAGTGGTTCGAGTGGGACCGGAACCGTGCGGCCCTGCAATGGCAGATCGAGCAGGCGCGCGAGTTCGCTCGCGACCTGCGGATCGTTTTTACAGTCGAGGAGGTCGGGCGCCGCAAGCCGATCACGGTCAACACGGCCATGCCGATGGTGCTGTCGCCCGTGAACGAGCGGAAGGCCGGCGGTGGGTACTATCTGGTCGATCCGGCCGATCCAGCGCACCTCGCCGAGCACTGTCGGCAGGCAGCCACCGCTCTGCGGGCGTGGCTCGGCCGGTACGAGGCGGCGGTCCGCCACTCCGGCACGACGCCAGAGGCGATCAACAGGATGGTGACGGCGCTTGAGGCCGTGGCCCCACCCGCGGAGCCGGAAGCGGCATGAACGAGACGGGCGAGCCGGCTCTTGCCTTGCCCGGCTCGGCGGATGGCGCGGAAAGGCAGGCATGGCACGGCAAGGACTGACGCGGCTAGGGCAGTTCTGGAGCGGCGAGACGCGGCAGGCGAGGCGCGGACTGGCCGGGAGTGTTAAGGCAAGGCCTGGCCAGGCGAGGCGCTTCTCGGCAGGCGAGGCTGGGAGTGACCAGCCGGGGTCAGGTGTGGCCAGACTAGGCAGGTAAGTTGCGTAGCGCTGAGCCGGTTGCCCAACCGGCTGGCGGGGATCACGGCAGGGCAGGCGGGGTACGGCCCGACTTGGCGCGGCGAGCATTGGAAGGCATCGTCAGGCAAGCCTGGCGCGAACAGGCATGGAGAGGCCAGGTGCGGCGGGGCCAGTAATGGCGTGGCCGGGCGAGTCCAGGCAGGCAAAGGAAGAGGCGGTGCGACCCGCCTCTTCCTCCCTTGTGCTTCGCTAGGCTTGGCACGCGCTGATCATCTTGTCATACAACCTATTCGCTCCAGCCATATTAATATCTTCATTTATGATGCCGCCAACAAAAGTTAGCGTCTGGAATCGAAGTCGCCTAGCAGTTAGTGCTGCTGAAAACTCTTGACCGGTAAACTCTAATATTCCTGACCGTTCTTCTGCGCGCGATGGAAGCCTCATTCCGCTTGAGGCGGCATCATCAATCCTATATTCGTATCCCTTTAGTCCACCACGATTTGTGTAAATGATATATAGGGCACCTCTCGATATCTGAACGGTGGTATTGCCTTTGGGGGTGAGAACACAGGTTGTTTTGTCCGAGAAACTGTCAACGGTTCTTCTCATCTCCCAAGCGCCGTCCCGCGCCACTACAGGCCCTAGTCCCTGTGCTTGTGCGGAAGCGCTGATCACAGTCGCCGCGACCACCAAAGCCAATCTCATCAACCCCTCCCTGACTCCCGCCCCATCTGGCGCGCGCAGGTCTGAGGGCAACACCAAGGCCAAGCACACGGAGAGGGTCGACGAGGGCGCATCGGAGGGCGTCGCAAACCCAACCCGGCTTGCGTATATTGTGCCACGGAGGCGAACCATGGGCTTTGCGGCGCTGGCCGAGACACTGGATCGATATGCGGATCTGCCAGACGTGTCGTCCCTCGCGCCGGCGTTTCGCGACAAGGCGGATCTGGACGGTATCGCTCGGGACGTCCGCAGAGTTGATCAAGCCATGCTGGCGCTGCGCCTCCAGTTCGGTAATTATGAAGCCGCACTAAATAGTATAATTGCAAATGAATTCGATCATCTGAGCTACGAAGAAGCAAAAAAATTCGTCGATAGTATTGAGGATCTTAATCGTTCTCGCAAAGAATGGCGCGAGCGAATGGATGCTAGCTTCAATGCGGAAATGACGAGTGTTATGCCGCTTGTTGAGGCCATCCCAAAGTACGCGCGAAAGCAAATCCGTAAACATCTCAAAATCATGGCGGACGCTAGAACGAGAACGGCAACGCGCAGCGTCCAACTAGAGCATACCGTCGCCGGCATCTGTGAGGAGTTGCGGTCGAGATTGGAGGTCAGGGCCGCCGAGAAGGCTCGGGCCGAAAGAACGAAGCACGACGCTCTCTTCGAGCGCTCCATCGCCCGCTTCCCGGTGATCACGGACTACCTTGCCCGCTGATCCTGTCGAGCCCGAGTGGTTCACCGCCGACCAGATCGAGCGCCTGAACGAGTTGCTGGTCGCGCAGACCGGCGAGAACCACGTCGTGCTCAGCCGCTCCCTGCTTGAGGGGGCGGTCGCCCGGCCACAGAACCTCTGGGCCTACGAGGGCGTGACGGATCTGGTGATCCTGGCCGTCCGCCTCCTCGAAGGGATAGGCAAGAACCACTGCTTCGAGCAGGGCAACAAGCGCACCGCCTTCCACGCCGCCGTCGCCTTCCTCGACCTGAATGGGTCTCCGGTCGATCTGCCGGATACCGAAGCGAATGCGGCCCTGATCCGAGACCTCATCGTCGGCCAAGTGGACGCATCCCGCGTCGAATCTGTCTTTAAAGCGGCAATCTAACCGCAAGCTCCTGAACCGAATTCGAGTTCATCTGACCCGGCCCAGCGCGTCGGGTCTCCAGTCGTGGAGACATCATGTCTTCAGGTGTTCCTGTAATCGCAGGCGTCGCCGTCGAAGTCGTTGCCGACCTTTCGACCTTCGACGCCGGCATAGCGCGCGCGCAAGCATCCGCCCGTACCGCGGGCGCGGTGATTGCGGCCGACCTCGGCAAGATCGAGGCAGCGGAGCGGCGTGTCGGGGCGGCATCGGAGGAGGTCGCGCGCGTCGGAAAAGCGGCGGCCAACAGCGCCACCGCGACCGAGCGGCTTGCTAAGGGTCTTGAGGCGGCCGAGCGGGCAGCCAAGGCGGCAGCGGCAGCTGGCGGTGGCGCCGGGTCGGGCGGCTCTGGTAGCGGCTCTGACCGTGGCAAGCGCGCGGCCGAGGAGGCCGCTGCCGCGAACGAGAACCTGCGCAAGACCACGCGCCTCGCCGCGCACGAGGTCTCGAACCTGTCTGCCCAGCTCGCAGACATCACTGTGCAGTTGGCTGGCGGCCAGAGTCCATTTCTTGTTTTGCTTCAACAAGGATCACAGATTGCGCCAATACTTGGAAGTAGAGGCGTTGCAGGTTCTATTGCGGCAATCGGTCAGACGATCTCAAGCATCGTCTCACCCACCGTCGCGATCTTCAGCACCCTGACAGCCGCCGTGATCTACGGATACAGTGCTTGGTCGAGGTATGACGACGCGCAACGTTCGGCGCTGACGACGCTCCAAGGTCTAGGCCGCAATCTCGGCATGACTGTGAGCCAGTTCGAAGACCTAGCGCGCTCGGCCGCTGCGGCTGGCAACATGTCCACGCGGCAAGCCGGTGACCTTGCAACAGCCCTCGCGCGAACGGGCCGCATTGGACCTGAAAACATTCGTCGCATCATTGAAGTGTCGAAGGATCTTGCAGCGACGCTCGGCACTGATCTCGACAGCATCAAGGACAAGCTGGGCACCACGTTTGGCAGCGCTGAAGGTATCGACAACCTGAACCGGCAGCTTCGATTCCTCGACGCGAACACGTCGGACGTGATCGACAGCCTGTTCCGGCAAGGTCGGGCGCAGGACGCGATCCGCTTGGCTCTCGAAAAGCTCCCAAGCTCCCTCGCACGGTACGAGCAAAGTCAGTCTGCCGTCGCGCGCGGGTGGGAAGCGGTCAAAACTGCCGTGTCTGAAGCTGATCTCGCGGTTGGTCGCTTCATCGACCGCATCGTTCGCGGGCCGTCGGCGGCCGATCGGCTCAGAGAGCTGGAGGGGCGGGTCAAGGCGCTGCGCGAGGCGGCAAGCCCGGACCTGACCGAAGCCGGGGCGATGACACGGACGATCCTCGCGACGAGGCCGATACCCTCCACGCCTTCCACGCAGCCTAGCCGCAACCAGCAATTGGAGAAGGCTGAATCTGATCTGTTCGACCAACGCGAACAGATGCGCGCGAACATGCGTCTTGAGATGGAGCGGGCGGCTGATCGCAAGCGACAGGACGAGATCAACAGGACCACCCAGTCTCTACGCGACGAAATCAAGGCTCTGATGCCGGGTACGCAGCAGTGGCGCGAGCGCAAAGATGCACTGGAACTGTTCGAACGCGCCGCTCAATCATCTGACGCCGAAATGCGCAAGCAGGCTCTGGGCGTCAAAGGCTTTGCGGAAGCTCAGGATATTCTTCAGCAAGCCCAAAAGAGTGCGACCAACGCGCAAGGTGAGGCGCTGACGCAGGCTGAGAAGGCCGCTCGCCAGCGCGCGATCGATCTCGCTGACGCCAGAGCGGTCACTGATGCCGATCGCGCCCGGGTGGCTCGAATGCGTCAGGAGCAGCAACAGATCGGGCAGCTTGCCACGGGCGCTCAAGCGAGGGAGGACGCCGAGCACGCGGCGAGAATGGAGCTGGAAAGGTCCGAGGCGCAGGTGCGCGCTATGATTCGGGCCCAGCAGGCCGAAGGACAGGAGCTTCAGGCCCGAATCAATCTCCTTGGGCAAAGCAGTGAAGCGCAGGCCGTAGCCGCAGCGCGTCAGCGCGCGATCAACGATCTAACATTGCAAGGCAAAGACACAACATCTGCTCTCTCTCAGGAGTACATTGGTCTTATAGAGGCAAATGCTCGACTGAGCCTTTCATATGAGAAAGCGCGGGAAGCTCAACAGCGACTTGTCGAAGGCCAGCGCCAGATCGGGCAGATGTTCTCATCGTTCCTGAACGACATTCTGTCGGGGACCGGCCGCCTCTCGGACGCCTTCGCCAACATCGGACGATCCATCACGAGCAGCGGCCTTCAGGCAATCCTGACCGGTGAGGGCGGGATGGCGACGCTGCTCGGCACCGCGCCCACCGAACGCGGTCAGCTCGGCGGTCTACTAGGCGGCAACCTCGGCATCTTCAGCGGGACCATCAAGGATGCCGTCCGCGAGGGCACGACGCTCGGCACGAAGCCGCTGAGCGAGTCCTTCGAGTTTCTGCGCGACACGCCCCTCGCCGGGTTCACGGGTCGCCAAGCGCTCGGCATCGGCGGCGGCGCGCTGGCCATTGCGAGCGCGTACGGCACCGGCACCAACGCCAGCAGCCGCATGGGCGCGCTCCTCTCGGGGGGCGTCAGCGGCGCGCTCGGCGGTGCCCTGATGGGCGCGCAGGCGGCTTCCATCGGCGGCCCGGTGGGCGCTGTCGCAGGCGGTGTGATCGGCGCGGCCCTGTCCCTCTTCGGCTTCAACGACGCCGAAAAGCAGCGCATCAAAGAAGCAAAGAAGCAGGCCGAAGAAGCATATCAGGCAGCTAAATCCCAGATCGACGCCCTACGCGCCCAGTTCCGTGGCGAAATACAGGGCGCTCTCGGCCAGTCTATCTCACAGGCTAACCAGCAAGCTTACCAAGCAATGCAGGTCGCAGCGAAGGCTGGGCGTGAGGCCGAGGCGAATGCGATCTACCAGGATTTCCAATCCTTCACCGGCCGCGTCAAGCGCGAGTTCGCGGCGGCGTTCGAGGGCAACCTGTCGGCGCTCTCGGCCGGGCTCGGCACGTCCTCGCCGTTCGTGCAGGCGCGCGACCAGATCCGGGCGCTCGGGGACTCGCTCCTCGGCTTCGTGAACGACACCGCCCTGGCATTCAACGGGAACACGGAAGCCGTCGGGCGCGCGGCCGCCGCGGCGTTCGAGATGGCCAAGGCCAGCATGGCCGTCGAGCCCGAGCTGTCGGACACCGCCCGGCGCCTGGAAGAGATCCGCGGCAAGGGCGCGGCGCTCGCCGAGGTGATGACGAAGCTCGGGATCAGCGCGGCCGATGCCGCCACCATCGTCCGGCAGCTCACCGACACCGCGCTCGCCGACCTGCGCGACACCTTCTCGGGCGACCTGACCCGCAGCCTGCGGGAGGCTCAGGGCAAGTCCTTCTTGAACGAGGCCGCGGACCTCGTGAAAGAGGTGGCGACCCTGCGGGCCGACGCCGCCTCGCTCGGGCTCGGCACGGGCGATGTGGACGCCTACTTCACGGCGGCCGCGCAGCAGCTCGTCGACCAGTCCCAGCTTGCCGGCGATGCCTTCCAGGAACTTGCGCGACTGTTCCCCGAGCTGACCGGCCGGGTGCGCGAGTACAGCGAGGCGGCCGTGAACGCCGCCGACCTGACCGCGGCCGCCTCCCGCCGCCTGGGCTACGGCGATCGCCTATTCGCCGCCGGCAACGACACCTCGACGTTGCAGGGCGCGCTCGCCGCGCAGGAGCGCGAGTTCCAGCAGGAGCGCGAGGAAGAGATCCGCGCGGGCGGGCAGGCGCTGCTCGACTTGGAGCGCGCGCAGTACGCCGAGCGCGCGGCGCTGATCACCGAGTTCGCGGAGCGCGCGGCCGAGGCCGAGCGGCAGCGGTACGAGGAGGCGGTCGAGTTCCTGTCCGGCGCCGCCCGGACCATCCGGCAGTTCCTCGACAACCTGACCTCGGGCTCGGGCTCGACCCTCTCGCCGCAGGCCCGGCTCGCGGCGGCGCAGAGCCAGTACGCAGCGCAGCTCGCCGCGGCGCAGGGCGGCAACCGGGACGCGCTCTCCGGGATCACCGGGAACGCCTCGAACCTGCTCGACGCCGCCCGCGCCTATTACGGCTCCTCGGCGGGCTATCAGGCGATCTTCGGGCAAGTGCAGTCGCAGCTCGGCGCGCTCCCCTCGCAGGTCTCGCCCGAGCAGTTCATCGTCAACGCCATCGACACGTCTCGCCAAGCGACGGTCGACGCCCTGACCCTGACCCGCACGGCGCTTCAGGCCGGGCTACAGGCCAACAGCCCCGTGCTGATCGCGCAGGCGCTCGATGCGTCGTTCAACACGCTCGACACCAGCCTCGACGGGCTCCTGTCCGCGCAGGAATTCCTCGTCGGGCTCGGTCCGCTGGCGACCAAGGCCGAGCAGCAGCAGGCCCGGGATATCTTCAACGCGATCGATGCTAACGGCGACGGGCAGCTCGACAAGCTCGAACTGGTGCGCGCCCGCGCCGCTGGCATCGAGGTCTCGACCGGGGCCACCAAGAACGCCGTCGATCAGGGGAACGAACTCGCCTCGCAGACGCGGGCGCTCATCGACGCCGGCAACGCTCTGTCCGGCACCGGCAACACTCTCGCAACCACCGCGAACGGCATCGCCCAGACGCAGAGCGATTTGCTCGTCGCGATCCGAGACGTCCAGACACTTCAACGCCTGCAGCTCGAAGCTTTGAACGGCCAGTTCAGCCTCAATACGACGCTGTTCATCGGCAACCGGCAGCTCGACAACAACATGGTCACGGCGCTGAACAAGATCGTCTACAACACAGCGCTCACCGATAACGCCAGGAACGCCGCGCAGGGCGTGTACGCCGAGGGCGGCTGGGTTACCGGTCCGGGCACCGGCACGTCAGACAGCATCGTGGCCCGGCTCTCGAACGGCGAGTTCGTGATGCGCGCCGCGATGGCGCGGCAGTACGGGCCGATGCTGGAAGCCATGAACGACAACCGCTTCCAGATGCCGGCCATGCCAGTGCCGGTCGCGGCGGGCGGGGACGGCGCGGCGATGGCGGCGGCCGTTGGCTCGCTCCGGGGCGAACTCGTCGCCTTGCGTGCCGAGGTGGTGCGGCTGCGGCAGGCGACGGTGGCGGGCGCGGTCGAGACCCGCGATGCGGTCGAGCAGAACACCGCCGTGACCGAGGTGGGCAACCGCGCGGCAAGCCGGGCGGATCTCCGCCGCGGCCGGGCGGCCTGAGGCGGCGCCCCGTGACCATCTACACGCTCGAGGTCCAGGCGCACACCGGCGTCGAGGTGCGCACGTTCTACGCGGCCGACCGCCGCTACACCACGCGGCCGACCGATACGCCGGCCAACCAGCATTTCCGGGCGACGATCAAGGATCCGGGCAACCTCGAACGGTTCCTGTTCGGTCAGGGCTCGACCACCGGCCAGAGCAGCATCGGCGTCGGCGAGGTCGTGCTGGTCAACGCCGACGGGCGCTATGACACCTGGGCGAATTACGCCTTCGACGGGCGGCCCTGCATCATCAAGGCGATTCCGGTCAACGGCGCCGGCAAGCCGCTCGTGTCCTACGCCGCAGCGCCCGTGCTGGTCCGCGGCACCGTCGAGAGTGTGGACCTCACCGACGTCTACAGCACGGTGCGGCTGCGCCTCTACGACCGCCTGTCAGACCTCGACCGGCCGCTGCTGACAGACCGGTACGCCGGCAGCACCACCGGCCCGGGGGCCACCGCCGAGGGCACCACGGATCTCGCCGGGACGGTCCGCCCCCGGGTCTACGGCACCGTGCGCAACATGGCGCCGGTTGACGTCAATCCCTTCGACCTCATCCGGCAGGTGTCGGATGCGAAGTGCACGGCGATCACCGTCTACGACGGCGGGCTCGCGCTCACCCCGGCCGCCGACTTCCCCTCGATCGCGGCGCTACAGGCCGCCACGATCGCCCCCGGGCAGTACGCGACGGCGCTGACGCTCGGCCTGTTTCGCCTCGGCGGCTCGCCGGCCGGTGTCGTCACCGCCGACGTGACGGCCGACGGCCCGAACACCGCTGCCGGTATAGCGCGGGCGATGCTGCTCGATGCCGGGCTGTCCAGCGCGGATCTCGACGGCGCGAGCTTCGACGCGCTCACGGCCGCGAACGGAGCGCCCTGCGGCTATCTCGTCGGCGACGACCGAAGCGTGCTTCAGGCCGCGACGGACGTCCTGCGCAGCGTCGGCGGCTGGATCGTCCCGCGTGGCGACGGCGCATTTCAGGTCGGCCGGCTGCAAGCGCCGTCCGGCGCGCCGGTCGCGTCGCTGGCGGACTGGCAGGTGCGGGGCTCGGTCCAGCGCCTTGCGCCGGCGGACAGCAACCGGGGCGTGCCGGCGTGGCGCGTCGTGGTCCGCTACGGCCGCCTCGCGCGCCCCCTGACCGAGGGCGAGATCGTCGGTGCCGTCGACCCCAGCCGCCGCGCGGCACTCAGCCTCGCCTATCGCGAGGCGGTCGCGGAGGACCCCTCGATCAAGGCCCGGCACCTCATGGCGCCGGAGATGACCTTCGAGACGTACCTGACCGAGACGGCGGACGCCCAGGCCGAGGCGGCGCGGTTGCTCGCGATCTACGGCACGCGCCGGGCGATCTGGCGTGTGCAGCTCGATCAGGAGACGGCGCGGGACGTCGGCCTCGGTCAGGTGGTCTCGCTCACACTTTCCCGCGCGCTGCGGTCCGGCGCCCTGCTCGTCGCGATCGGTCGCATCGACGACTGCGTCAACGACCGCGTGCAGCTCGACCTCTGGGGATAGGGCGTGCCGCAGAAGAACATCACTCTCATCTACGAGAATTTCGCCGATCGCGGCCAGTTGAGCGGCGGGTCGTGGCGCTCGTCGTTGCCGCTGACGAACCTGCAGACGCCCCACCTCCCCGAGATCGCGCGCAGCGCCTCCGCGGCGGCGGGCTCGACGTGGTTCAACGCGCTGCTGACGACGGACCAGCCGATCGGCGGCATCGTGGTCGGCCCGGTCAACGCCACGATCAACGCCACTGCTCGGATCCGCGCCTTCACGAGCAGCAGCTACACGACCACGCTCTACAACAGCGGGGTGATCCCGTTCCCGGGCATCCTCGACGAGACCGTCGAGCTCGAATGGGAGGATGACGGGTACTGGGACGGGGACGTGCGCGGGTTCGGCGACGCACTGTCGGGCGCGTACCTCTTCCACCTCCCACCGGCGCCCGTCGTCTCGCGTTACTGGCGCATCGAGCTGTTCGATGAGGGCAACCCGATGGGTTACCTCAACATCGGCCGGCTACTGATCGGCCGGCGCTGGCGGCCGGAGCACAATTACGACGAGGGCGACAACGGCCTTTCGTTCGAGGCCCTGACCGACCAGGAGGAGAGCCGGTCGGGCACCAAGTTCTTCAACCCGCGCAACATGCGCCGGGTGTTCCAATTCTCGTTCGGCCGTCTGCCGGACACAACGTCATTCGCCGAGGTCTTCCGCATTGCTACCCGCTCGGGCCTGCACAATCAGGTCGCGGTGATCCCGAACCCGGACGATCCCAACACCTTTCAGCGGGAGGCGCTGCTCGGAACGCTGCGGCAGCTGCCGGGCCTGCGCAGGTTCAGCACGCCGGACTTCGCCACTTCGTTCGTGATCGAAGAATCCCTGTAAAGGAAGCCTGTAGATGCCGTTCACGGCTCAGGAGGCGGCGGCGCTTCAGCGCCTGCTCGCCTACTATGACGGGGATAACCCGTACGATCCGGATACCAACCCGGGCGGAATGCGGCTCGGCGGGCATCGCTTCAACTTCGAGCCCGCCCTGCAGGACGTCGCTCGTGTCGCCGCTGGCATGGGCGCGCTCGTCGACCAAGCCCTGGAGGCGATCGAGGACGCGATCGCGGTGTACGGCAGCGCGGAAGCGCTCACGGCCGCCGTCGTCGCAGCCCAGGCCGCCGCGCAGCAAGCGGCGGACTATGCCGCGAACGGATATCTGCGCTTCACCTCTCTGGCCGGCCTCTCGGCCTACACGCCGAACCGGCAGCCCCCGGCGGGTGGGTTCTACTACGCCGAGGTGGAGGGGGACGGGAGTAACGACGGGGCCTATCGCTGGGCGCCAGGCGGCCCGTGGGTCCGCTACAGCCTGCTGACACTTCGGCAGGCGATCGCCGCCGCGCCGCAGGCCGCCGTCGATCTGATCGCCACCAAGGGCGTGACCTTCCCGGGTGGCGGCGAGATCGGCCATGCCGTCCCGACGAAGACGCGCAGCGCCCGCCGGTTCTGGTTCAAGATCAAAGACCAATCGGAGCGCACCGTGGCGGGCGTCGACCCGGACGGGGTGTGGTACGCTTTCCGCCTCGCGATCGACACCCTGAAGCGTACCGGGCGGTCGGTGCCGGCCTTCGCCGAGCCGATCAGCGACCTTCGTCGCCGGGTCGCCATCGGTATCCGCCCCGGCGGCCGAGTGCTGCTCGGCGGTCTCGACCTCGTCGTGCGGCGCACCCGGGCACGCTCGGTCCCAGCCTTTGCGGACGCGCTTCGGGATCTGCGCCACCGGACCGGGTTTGGCGTGCAGCCGGACGGGCGGGTGCGGATCGCGCCGTCGCTGTCGTCCGGCCCGGCCATCGGTGAGGCGCTGACCCCGCCGGCCGACGCCATCACCAGCTCGGTCGGCAAGGTCATGGGGCTGCGCTATGGCCGCAGCGGGCTCGTGGCCGCGACGGTCTGGGAGCGATCCTCCCTCATGGCCTACGACGTGCTCCGCCGCCGCGGAGGGCGGCGCACGGCCCTCGTAGACCATCCGTCACCTCTGCGGGTGGTGCTCGGCTACGGGCAGTCGCAGTGGATGCTGTCCGGCGCCTCCGTCGCTGCCCTGACGACCCCGCTCTATCCGCACCACTGCGTGATGTTTCCGGAGCATCACGACGCGGGCGCCGGGGCGACGATCGCGGCCGATATGCGCGAGTTCACGCCGCTGGTCGATGCCGTGGGCGCGATCCCGTGGCTCGGTACGGCGGTCGGGTTCGCGATCGAGGGGCGCGACCGCCTCGCCGGCCGGGATAGCCCCGGCCTGATGGTCGGCGCTCACCATGCCGGCGGGCAGCCGCTGACGACGTTCGTAGTCGGCACGCAGGCGTACACCAACCTGCTCGCCCTGGCCCGGGCCGTGGTCGCGACCGCCGCCGCCTACGGCCGATCCGTCGTGTTCGATGTCTCGTTCATCCAGGGTGAGAGCGGCCCCTACAATCAAAGCCAGTGGGTCACCCTGTTCACCTCGCTGGCGGCCTCGATCCGAACCGACCTGCAGGCGATCAGCGGGCAGACCCGGGCGCCGTACATCCTGCTCAGCCAGATCAACGGCAACGACAACGCCACCGGCTTCACGGGGGTCGAGTACGCACAGGTCGACGTCGGCCGGTCCCTGGCGGCCAGCGGCGTCATCCTCGCCGGGCCGATGTATCAGTGCCCGCTCTCCGACGAGATCCACGGCAGCACGATCGGCAGGATGGTGCTCGGCGACCTCCTGTCCGAGGTGTACGCCCGCGTCGTCACGCTCGGGCAGGCGTTCGCGCCGCTGTGGCCGACATCGACCGTCCGCACCGGCAACCTCATCGATCAGACGTGGAACCTGCCCCCTGGCACGTCGGCCCTGGCCTGGGATGATGGGTCGACCTCCCCGCAATGGGTGCCGTCGCTCACCAACCGGGGCGCGACCTACGAGGACAGCACGACCTCCGCGACGATCACCAGCGTGGCGATCACCGGGGCCAACACCACCCGCATCACGCTCTCCGGCACGCCGACCGGCGCGAACAAGGCCGTTCGCTGGGGCGTCGGCTCCGACACGCTCGTCGATGGCTGGGCCGGCCCGCGCACGCAGCTCATGGCCGTGTCTACGGCCCCGAGCGTCTTCGCCCCTCTCGGCTACGCCGTGCCGAGCGCCGTGCGCCACTACGCCGTCAAGACCAGGGACAACGCAACATGACCACGCTGCTGACCGACTTCGGCAACTCGGCCCTCCCCAAGGACGGCTACCTCGATGACGTCCTGCGGGAAGTCCCGAACCTGACCGCCTGGGCGCGCGCCCAAGCGGGCGAAGTGACGATCGCGAACACCGATCGCATCTTCACCTTCAACGACAAGATTACGGCAGGCCAGTTCACGTTCACGCAGTCTACCGACGCGAACCGCCCGACGCTGCTCGGCAATCAGATCAACGGCTACTCGGCCGCCAACTTCGATGGCACGAACGATTTCCTTGTGTGGTCGCTGCCGCTTCCCGACACAACGCAGGCGTTCTCGATCGCGGCTCTGTTCCGGCAGGACGCGACGCAGGACTTCGGTGCCATCACCAGCAGGTTCACGTCGGGCACGAACAAGGCCATGTCGATGATCTGCACGCCGACCGGCCTTGAGCTGCAGCACGGAGACTACACGTCGGATACGACCCGGCCCGGCGTGATCGCGGCCAAGCACGTCAAGGGGCAATGGACGCTGGCGATCCTGTCCTCTGATACGCGGGTTGTCCGTGGGCGGGTGAACGGGGTCGATTATGATCCCGTAGCGACCAACAACCCGAGCAACACGAACTTTTTCGCGCTCGGATCGGCGAATTCCGGCGGCGCCAGCTTCCCGTTCAAGGGGCAGATCGCAGGATTCAAGTTTTTCAATATCGATATCCTAGCGCCGACCGGCATCGATATACTCTCGGCGCTCGAACGATATGCCGTCGAGACCTATGCCCTGCCGTTCCGCGGCGCGTACTGAGGGGCGGCGGGCATGGCCGATTTCGAAGGTCTCCCGTCCAGCGCGAGCGCGGCTGAAGTGGCGGCGGGCTCCGGTCGCGGGTTCGTCCGGGCCGACCGCTTCGACGCCGCGCTGCTCGGTCGGCTCGGCACAGTGTCGGCGACGGCGGCTGAGATCGTCGCCGGGACGCGGACCGACCGCGTGCCGACCGTCGCGAGCCTTGCGCAGGCACGGCACGACCTCCCTGCCTTCGTCGCAATGGGGGCGGCCACGGCAGCGGTCGGCGTGCAGACGTGGCAGCAGAAGCCGCTCGACATCGGCAGCGGCTTCAACGCCGGGACCGGGCGCTTCACGGCCGCGCGTGCCGGTATCCATGTCTTTCACGCATCCGTGCTGATGGCGCCTATCGGAGCCGCGGCGCAAGTTATCACGATCCGGCGGAATGGTACAAAGCCGTATGGCAATGCCACTTTCGCCAACGCCACCGGCGTATATGCGCAGATCGCAACTTCCGTAATCTACGACCTAGCGGTGAACGATTACGTCGACCTCTACTCAGACACGGCCCTGTTCCAAGGCACCGAGTTTAGTGTCTTTATCGGCTGGATGAGGTAAGCAATGGATATTGTTGTTCCCCTCACGGATGCCGAGGCGCGGGCGCTCTCGACCGTGATGGTTGATCCTCAGGAATGGGCCGCCAACGCCGTGCGCGAGCGTGCCCGGGTCGCCTCCGAGGCGATCATCGCCTCCGAGGTGCAGGCGCTCATCGCAGCCGGCGAGCCGATCCCCCCCACGGCCGACGAGATCATCGAGAGCGCGTTCGCGAGCGGCCGGGCCGTACCCGCCGCCGAGCAGGCCGGGGCGGCTGAAGACGCACCGCTGCCGGCGTGACCCTCGGCGACTTCCTCGTCGCGCTCCTCAGCGTTCCGCTCTGGGTCGCCGTTCTCTACGGCGCTGCCTGCCTGATCGGCTGGTGGGCGAGCCGAAGCTGACCCTCACTCATCGGAGATCCGTCATGGTTGCCATCATGACGCCGCTCGGCATAGCGGCGCTGAAGTCGCGCGAAGGCGTCAAGCTCAAGGCATACAAGGATTCGGTCGGCGTCTGGACGATCGGCTACGGCCACACCAAGGGCGTGAAGCCGGGACAGGTCATCACGATGGCCGAGGCGGACGCGTTCTTCGCCGACGACCTCGCCAGCCATGCCCTGCCGATCCTCTCCTGCATCAAGGTCCCGGTGGCGGACCATGAGCAAGACGCGCTGATCTCGATCGCCTTCAACATCGGCGTGGCGGGCTTCCGGGGCTCGACCTTCCTGCGCCTGCTGAATGCGGGCGACCGGGCGGGCTGCGCCAAGGCGATCATGGCCTGGACGAAGAACAAGGAGCTGATCAGCCGCCGCACGGCCGAGCGCGACCAGTTCCTGACGCCCTATAGCCGCGCCGCGCCCAAGGCGCGGAGCACGGACGCCCGGCCGGTCTCGGCGCCGGTCCCGCCGGTGCAGACAGTGCCGATCGCCGCCCAGCCCGTCCCTGCGCCGTCTATGCAGCCGATGGCGCCGAACGCCGCCAAGCCGCCCGTGCCGGACACCGCGCCCGTCCCGCGTCCGCCCGCGGCCCCGGCTGCGGCGAAGCCTTCGGACGGCTTCTGGCTGTCTCTCTGGTACGCCATCACCGGCAAGAGCGCGTGATGTCGATTGGCCAAGCCGTCGCCGAGGTCGCGCTGCTGATCGTCGCCGTCCTCGCCTTCGCCGCTCTCGTCTCCATCGCCGTCCGCCGGTTCCTGGAACCGCACTGACCCCGCGCCGGCCGGGCTCGCCGCGCGCCTTCCCCACATCGAGGATCACATGACCCGCAAGCCCCTGCTCGCGGCGCTGGCGCTCGCCTGCCTCGCCGCCGTCATCCTGCCGCTCACGGCCTTCGCCGCCGAGGTCGGCACGGTCGGAGACACCGCCGTCGTGCTCCCGTGGGGGCAGTGGGTGGTCGCCATCGCCGAGACGGCTAAGGAGGTCCTGATCCCGGTCGCCATCGCCTTCGTCACCGCGATCGTCGGCCGGCTCGGCTGGTTCGTGCAGATGTGGTTCACCCAGCAGCGGATCGACCGGATGGTGCGCCTGGCCGCCGACTACGCGGTCAACGCCGTGAAGGGCGCGGCCGCGGGCAAGACCGCGAGCATCGACATCGCGCCGATCCTGCTCCGTGTCGGCCTTCAGCGGGCGGTCGGCTCGACGGAGTCCTGGGTGGTCAAGGCGGCCGGCGGCGAGAAGGGCGTCGCGGAGCGCCTGTTCCGCGCCTTCCACTTCGACGACACGGTCACGGACGCCAACACGCTGACCCCGGTCGTCGAGAGCCTGCCGCGCGACGGCGCGTTGGCGTCTTGATCCGTGACCCCCATCGAGATAGCCGGCCTCGTCAAGGATTTCGGCTCGGTCGGCATAGCGGCGATCCTCGCCGTTGTCGTCCGCTTTCTGTTCCTTTCCGCCCGGGCGGACACGAAGGAAGCTGCGGCGCAGCAGCTGGCCGATGCCAAGGCCTATGCGGCGCAGCTGGAGAAGTTGGTTCAGGCGATGGCGGTGGCCATCGAGCGCTCAGCGGCGACCAACGCCGCCGTCAGCGCGGCCCTGGAGAGCCGCACCGGCATCTTCGAGCGGCTGTCCGAAGCGGTGGAGGAAGCGAGGGCCGAGACGCGAGCCCTCATCACCGACCTGAAGAGCCACAGCGTCACCAACGATGCTTGGACCCGCGACAAGCTCGATACGGCCTCGGCGCGCATCCAGGCGATCCTAGACCGCATCGACGAGCTGCGGCGGGAGGTGGGCAGGTGAACCCGTTCCGGTGGTTCAGGCGGCGCCGCCTCGATGAGCCGCCGATCGAGCCCTCGCCCGGAGCACGCCTGCGACTCGCCCAGGCCGACAGGCGGCACCAGCAGGTGACCCGCGACCTCACGCGGGCCGCCCTCGACGAGGTGGATCGTACCGCGGCGGAGGCAGGCCGTCCGGTCGAGCAGGACGCAGACGGTATCGGCCGGGCCGTGGTCGAGCTTACCCGGCGATACCAAGAGGCGCGCGGTCGTCAGCCGGCGGACGCCCTGTCCGAGCTGGTCGAGTTCATGTCTAAGGGAAGCCGATGAGAGCGCTGCTGACGAGCATTCATCTCTGGGCAGGCCTCGCGCTGTTCGCGTTGTTCTGGCTGACGGCTCCGATCCTGACCACACCGACCACGATCCTCGTCAGCAACAGCTTCATGCTGGCCGCCTCGACTGCGGTGTGGATCGCATACCTGCCGGCCTGCATCCGGGCGATCACGAGCCGCAAGGCGACCCGGACGCAATGCATCCTGCTCGGGATCTTCTACTCCTGGTGCTTCAGCTCGCTGTGGCGCATCCACGCGTTGATCTGGTTACGCGCCGGCTCGCCGGAGTGGTTCATCCAGAACGACCTGATCGCGTTCTACCAGTCCGGCGTCACGCTCGGGGCGACCTACCATCTCCTGTCGCCAGGCGCGATCGGCGGCTCGATGGGCGAGAAGCTGCCGAGCCTGAAGTGGATCGCGGTCGGGTGTGTGGCCGGGTTCGCGACCCTGCTCGTGGTGCTGCTGTCGGCCTACGACGTCGACACGTCCGGGTTCGTCGCGTCGGTCCGGAAGTACGTGCCCGGCGTCCCGCCCTGACCCCCGCCGTACATCAATCCAACAGAGCCCGCCCGGCCCCGCCGCGGCGGGCTTCGTTGTGTCTGGGGTCCGGCTTGGCGTCCGGAAACCAGAATGTCCGCCTCGCCGTCCGCGCGCGAGCCCGGACGCCGCCCTTCAATCCGGACGCGGACACGTTTCCCGGACATCGTTAGGCGGACACGCCCGCGCCGACCTGATAGCGGCCATAGGCGAGCCGTGTGATCCGCTTGCGGCGGGTCAGGTAGCCAAGGGCGTTGTAGATCTCTTTCCGGGGCGCATCGACGGCCTCCACGATCTCGGAGGTGTCGAACTCGCCCTCGGCCGGCAGCGCCGCGACGACCGCCGACAGCACGTCGCCCGCATTCGGACCCGCCAGCCGCGCGTTGTGGTCCGCCACGATCTGCGCAGCGAACTCCGGCGTCAGGGCGGTGCAGATGGGCGTGTCGCCTTCATAGACGTGGATCTGGTAGTGCTTGCCGACACGCCACGGCTTCATCTTCATCTCCTCGTCCGGCAGACGGCCGGCGAGCGGAACCCTTCTCCGCCCCTCGTCTCATCGCGTCATGTCGGGTCAGCGGGCGCTGTGCTGACAGGCGTACCCACAAGCGCACGTCCCGCGGCCTCTATCGCCTCGCGAAAGCCCGGCCCCGGCCCGAGCTTGCCGCCATGCCGGGAGCGCCACGCCTCCCAGGCCGCGGCGATCATCTCGGGCGTGGGGCATGCCAAGGCATCGGTCAGACGGTCGATCTCCGCCTCCGCTGTCTCGCGACCCATCTGCGCAGTCTTCCGGTCGATCTGCTCGCGCAGCAGGTCGGTGCGCAGCCGGGCGACTTCAGCCCCAGCCGCGGCGGCCCGTAGGCGCTCCAGCTCATACACCGCTTCTAATACAGCCACCGCGTCATAAGGCTTGTTTTGCACCTGAAGTTCATTAGCTAGATTGGTTAGCCACTTGATATCGGCGGCCATCGGCGATTTCTCCTGTTAAATACTTGCCAGAATTGCCCGACACCGCCTCCGCCATACTCACGGCCACGGCTTGAGCGGCGTCGGCACGTAGCGCGCCCGGCGTAGGGCCATGCGGTTCTTGCCGGTGTTGAGGATGTGCGGCCCTTCTTTCCAGCAATCCACGATCCGGCTCGCCAGGGGCGCCGCCAGGGCCTCGACGGCCTCGCATGGGACCGGGAACCGCTGCCAGTATCGCTTGCCCTTCTGCGCGTAGTAGGAGCCGCCCCGGCGCACCTCGGCCTCGTCGTACTTGCCGGCCCACGCGAGCGGGTAGGCGTAGCCGCAGGCATCCGGCCGCCAGAGGGTGATGCACGGGTTGCGCAGCCACTCAGGGCGCAGGTCGATGATGTAGAACTCGGACACGTCCCCTCCTCAGTTCGAAACCTGCCCCCTCCGCCCTCAGGCGGGATCGGAAGGGGGTGTGAGAGCGGCACGGGCCCCCATCACGGCGGCGTGCCATTCGAGCACCGGCACGTCGGGCGGTGGCGCAGCTGCGGGCAGGCGAGCGAAGTAGGCCAGGACGGCCCGCGCCTCGTCGCGCTGGCGGCTCGCATCAGCGACCGCCGACGTGACCGTCTCGGCGACCATCCTGGCGACGTCGGCGGGGAGGCGATGAACCTGAATCAGGCTGTCGGACAT